TGCACGCTCGCAGCGCAAGGCGCAACGGGCCTCACTCGCCTCTGCCTGCCTGCCCCTAGGGGTCGCCCTGCTCGCCCTCCTAGTGGCCTTCTCCGCATACCAAGGGGTCAGCGTATGGGGACAGGGAGTAGTGCAAGCCCTTAATTCTATTGAGGTTGAGTAAAGGACCAAGCCTGCCTGAGTGACTAGGGCAGGCAGGCCACCCCACCCCAAGGACGCGCTCCGGGGTCCAGGCTGGCCGGTCCGGCCTCGAGCACCCCCGTCCCGCATCCTTTATCCAAGAACTCCACACGATCAGCATTCCAAAAATAAAAAACTCCAGAGACCATTTGCGACTTGTCTTTTGCCCCTCGCACACGTATAATAAACTATCTGCATGGGAGCCCAAACAAATGCCAGACCGCTTTGTGAAATTCACTGACCTCGAGGGTGAAGAGCATATCATCAATACGAAACTTATCCAGATGGTTTCTCCTCATCCAAGAACCATCGGAGTTCATACGATCATCACTGATCAGTTCGAGGATATGTATACGAAAGACGGAGAACGTCTTTTCAATGATTTAAATCATGCCTGACATCGTCTGGGAGCTTAACTGGAAATATCCGCCCCAATTTCCCTCATTGGGAGACTATATCCAAATTAGGTGGCTCAACGATCGTCTTGGAATTCAAGGTATTTCACAAGGTATTGTCATTAAAGTAACCGAGGACACTATTAGAATAGCTCCTCACGATGGACATGAAGAAATGCTCGTGCTTCTTGCTTGGCGAAGAGGTGCTCCTCCTGAACAACAATCTGTAATCAGAAAAGAGGAAATCGATGCTTAGATTATTTGAAATAATGTTCTGCAGACATCTCAGCATGTATCAAGAAAAAGATCACATGATATGTAGAGGCTGCAAAAGAAAATGGAAGCTATAATGACTGACAAAGCAATCGAACTTCTAAAACGCCTTGAATGGTCAGGATCTGCTTATGGTCCTGGAGTTCATATGGGAGATGTAGGACGACCATATCCAGCCTGTCCAATCTGTTTCCAAGTAAAGCCGAATTCAGGAGCAGGAGGTGACTTCAATCCTTCTGCTTTTGGGCACAAGAGAAACTGTGAACTTAAATCGGAGCTGGAATCACATGCCAATTTCTAAATTCATCAAGCTGAAAACCACAGAAGGAAACGATCTAATCGTAAACAGTGAAATGATTGTTTACGTGATGTCAAATCCAAAAGGTTCAACAGTGAAAGTTTCGAGTTTCAGTCAAACTCATATCTTCAACGTGACAGATTCGCTTGACAAAATTCATGGACTGATATCATGAAACCCAGAGGTTTCATAACAAGTGTCACACATAGTTTTCAGCTTGAAAATCCAGAAATGAATTTGGAAATCAAAGACGCTATCGGAAATGGAGTTACTCCTGAATTAAGCGCTCTCATAGAGAGTTTGAATAAAGCTCTCATAGAGAATAAACCAGTTGAAGATGGTGTCTTCAAAGGAGCGATTGTGATTTCATATGACAGAAAAGTTGAAGTGAGATGACTGAAATCGAGAAACCTCCATACGGCTCTCCGTGCAATAACTGCGGACAATGCTGCCAAGATCAGCTTTGTTTCATCGCATCAATGATTGTCAGTGGACAAACTCAAATCCCAATACGCATGAGATGTCCTTTTCTAACGAAAGACAACTTCTGTGGAGTGGTGGACGCTATTTCTAAAGAATATCCACTATTCGACAAGTCTGACATTTCTTGGGCTATTGGCTCTATCATTGGGTTTGGTTTGGGTTGTGATGCAATACTCGTCTCCGAGCATGTGGATCCTCAACTGAGAATTGACTTCTTGTCAAAGATAGACAAAGAAGAACAACGTCGCGCCTTTGAATTCTTAACGAAAGCAGGAATACTATGAAACTCGTGGAATTAATATCTGAGTCTGAAAGAAAGATCTACATAAATCCTGAGCATGTTTCTTGTGTTGGAAACGAAGGATTGAATACTATCATCATTCTATCCAATGGTGATAAATTCACTATTCTGAATCCACCGAAATATGTTGTGCAAAAACTTCAAGGGGCTGATCAGGTCAGAATCACTGGTGAAAGCGTAGACAAAATCCAGAAAACCCTTGAAGATAAACTCGTTGATTGGCTTGCTAGGAAACTCAAGAAATGAATCACTTCGACATCTGTGAAAAGAAACATGGAAATTGCTCTTGTCGGAAGACAGGAACATGTCATTGTGAGAGCATTTTGAAACTTGATCCAAGAGATCAGAATGTGACAGTGAAGCTGAAACCTTATCAGCAAAAAGCTATTGATGAGATGAAATATAAAAAACTTGTAGATCATGATTATGATTTTGGAGGAATATATACTCCATATTTAGAAATTCCTATGATGCATAAACCTTTGCCTGCCGTTAAACTTCCTAAAGAAATTACAAAATTTCTTGGTTTTGATAAAGGTTCTAGAACTAATGAGTTCAGGCAAAGACTATTTCGTGCTGCTAACACTCTTATGAAACTTGTTCCTTCACAGAATTTTGATTCTGATGGACAAATCTATGTAACGATGAAAGAAATACAAGATAATGATTTTCAAGATAGAGACTACTTTTATTCTGCTGCGAAAAGAGGTCATGTTTTGATAATCAACAAATTCTATACAGACGAAACAGATGGTGACATTTTCTTGAAATGCATTAGATGTGGAGAAGAAGTGTCGTTTAGGAAATTCTTAGAGAATAATGAAATGAGAGAGTGTAGAAGATGACCGTCTACGTCGATGACATGTATCTCTTCAATTTGGGCCAATATGGACGCATGAAAATGAGCCACATGATGGCTGATACTCATGAAGAACTTGTCGAAATGGTCAAAAAGATAGATTTGGACCCAAAATGGATACAGCACAAAGGAAGACCAGACGAGCATTTTGATTTATCAATTTCTAAGCGGAAATTGGCTGTTCAAAACGGTGCAGTTGAAATTACAATGCGCGAAATGGCTCTCTATAATAGGAAAAAGCGTGAAGCTCATAAAGCAAAGACGCAGATGTGACTGTGCTGTAGCCTCGATCGCTATGGCATTAAGAGTTCCTTACGAAAAAGTCGCCAAAGTCGCTGTAGAATCAGGGTATAACACTCATAAAGAAGGAGTGTATATTCATGATATAGCGACAGAACTTGGTTTCACAACTTTTAGATCAAAAAGATTCATAAATAAGAAGAAACCAGTTATCGTTTCTGTGAAAAGTGTTAATTTCCATCGCACTAATCATGCAGTTGTCTTTTATAAAGGGAAGGTGTATGATCCTTCTCGTAAGAAAAAAGTGACCCTTGAAAGAGTTCGTCGCTCTAAAAAATGGATATATAGATTTGAAGTATCCGAAAAACGTGATCTGGCGTCCTATGGCTGGAAGCCAAGAAGCGTTCCTGGCATCAACGCCGATTTTCGAAGTGTTGTTCGAAGGGACGAGGGGCGGAGGGAAGACAGATTGTCTTCTAATGTCATTCTGTCAACACGTGGGGAAGGGATTTGGCACGGCGTGGAAAGGGATTTTGTTCCGTCAGACCTATAAGCAACTGACAGACGTCATTTCCAAGACGAAAAAATGGATTCCTCAAATCTGGCCAGACGCAAAGTTCAACCACTCTGAGCATACATGGACTTGGCCGACAGGAGAGCAACTTCTTCTTCGTCAATTTGCCAAAGAAGACGACTACTGGAACTATCACGGTCACGAATACCCTTGGATCGGCTGGGAGGAGCTCTGCAATTGGGCTTCTGACGCTGGTTATCGTAGAATGTTCTCATGCTGTCGGTCATCCCAAAAGGGAATGCCACGCATGATCAGAGCCACGACAAACCCATATGGTCCAGGTCACAATTGGGTGAAGTATCGTTTCAAACCAAAAATAATGAATATGATTGTCCGTCGTGATCTTGTAGACGACGACAATATCCCAGAGCCTCCACGTCTTGTGATTCATAGTCACATTGATGAGAACATTGCACTTCTTGAAGCTGATCCGGACTATAAGAACAGAATTGCTGCATCGGCTCGGAACGAAGCTGAAAAGAAAGCATGGCTAGAAGGCGACTGGAACATCGTTGCTGGCGGCATGTTTGATGACGTGTGGAGTCCAGACTACAACATTCTTCCACGGTTTGATATACCAGAGAACTGGAAGATATTCAGATCGTTTGACTGGGGATCTTCTAAGCCATTCTCTGTAGGATGGTGGGCTCTTTCTGATGGAAGTGATGTTCAAGATCGTCAGGGAATTTGGCGAAGCACTCTTAAGAACGATATGTTTAGAGTGAGAGAATGGTATGGAAGCACTGGAAAGCCCAATGAGGGACTTGACATGCTTGCGACTGACATCTCTGAAGGAATCGTTAAAAGAGAGCTCGAGTGGGGTTGGAGGCACAAAGGAGACAACTGGTGCAAGGTAAAGACTGGAGTGGCAGACGCTCAAATCTTTGCTGCTGAGAATGGAAACTGTATCGCTACAGACATGAGAATGAAGGTTCGGCTCGATGATGGATACAGGTATCCCGGTATCATTTGGGCACCATCTGATAAGAGACCAGGATCAAGGAATACTGGTTGGGTCCAACTTCGTCAGAAATTGAAGAACGCATGGCCGAACGTTAAGCTCGTAAATGGTGAGAAAAGAGTATATCCTCGTGAAAAACCTGGATTGTTTGTATTTGAAGATTGTAAATCGTTTGTAGAAACTCTTCCTGTTCTTCCTCGTGATGAGAAGGATATGGATGATATTGATACTGATGCAGAAGATCACGTTGCAGACGAAGCTAGATATTTTGTGAGATGGATTACCACTGTTGGTGGGACAGGTTCAGTCTCAGGAGTTTAGGTTTGTCATAGGGTGAAATTTAGCGTAATAGAGGTCGCATGGCAAACATTCTTTCATCAAAGCATCCTGAGTATCAGCTATTGCTGGCTGATTGGCTCCTAATGAGAGACTGCTATCAGGGTGAGAGGCAGATCAAATCTAAGAATGAGCTTTATCTGCCGATGACGGCTTCACAAGTCCTTGATGGTGGCAGAGGTGCAGTCACGAGCAAGGGATATCTTGCTTACATGGCTTATCAGAAAAGAGCCGTGTTCTTTAACTTTGTTCGTGAAGCAGTTCAGTCAGCAATCGGCATGATGCACTCAAAGCCTGCTGATATCAAATTACCAAAAGCCATGGAAAAGATTCGTGGACGAAACGGTGAAACTCTTCAATACATTCTCAGGAAAATCAATACTGAACAACTCTTGACTGGTCGTATTGGAGTTATGGCTGATATTCCGGTCAAGACAACTCCAGACAACGATATTCCATACATCACTCTCTATGAATCTGAGAAAATAGTGAATTGGGATGATGGAGCAGTTGAGACTCTCATTCCACAGAAATTGAACCTTGTAGTTCTTGATGAATCTGAGCAAGTCAGAGACGTGTTCACATGGACCAAGAAAGAGAAAGCAAGGGTTCTTACTCTCGGACCAATGGAAAGCAACGAAAACGCTGGAGAGTATTTCCAGGGAGTTTTTGTTGATGACAGTGAATATGCTATATCGAACATGAAGGCTCCGCAATGGAAAGGTAGAACTCTCAACGAGATCCCTTTCACAATCATTAATTCTTGTGATGTAACAGCAGATGTTGATGATCCTCCTTTGCTTGATCTTGCGAACATCAGTCTTGCAATCTATCGTGGAGAAGCTGACTATCGCCAGAACCTCTACATGCAAGGACAAGACACGTTCGTAACGATTGGTGGAATGTTCTCTGAAGAAGATTCTGTTAGACTTGGGACTGGTGCAAGAATTGATCTCCCGCAAGGTGGTGACGCGAAGTTTGTCGGTGTCACAGGTGATGGTCTCTCTGAACAAAGAGAAGCACTTGATAGGTTAACCTCAAGAGCAAGCTCGATGGGAGCTCAGACTCTTGATTCTACGAGCAGAGAAAGAGAATCTGGTGACAGTCTGCGACTCAGAATCGCAGCTAGAACAGCAGACATGAATCAAGTCGTTGAGGCTGGTGCCTTTGGGCTCGAACTCGTCCTGAAATCTGTTGCAAAATGGATGGACGAAGACCCAGAGGAAGTCAAGGTAACGCCGAACAAAGAATTCGGTGATATGCCTCTCACTGGACAGTCCATGGTTGAAATCGCAACTGCTCGTAATCTTGGCTGGCCGATTTCTGCAAAATCCATGCATGATCTCTCTGTTAAGAGACATCTCACTACCAAGACCTTCGAAGAGGAAGTCGAAGAAGCCGAGAAAGAGGACACGGAAGATTTCGTTTTCGGAAAGCCGAAGACTCCGGATCAGGCTCCAGTTCAGCCGAATGATCCGAACAACCCAAACAAAGGTGAAGGCGGAAAGCCGAAAGGTCAAACAACTCACCCGAGTGGAAGAACACAAAAGTCATAATGGAGAGACAAAGTGCCTGATGAAATCGAACTTTCTTACGACGACGAAGCTTCTGTTCCTGCCTCTTACAAAGGCCTCTATGAGAACAAGGAAGGGAAATTTGTTCTTGCTGGCGTAAAGGGAATGAAGACCAATCAGGACATAATGAATGTCCAAGAAGGTCTTCGCAAGGAACGTGAAGATCATGGTAAGACGAGAGAACTGATCAAGACCTGGAAAGCTCTTGGTGATGATCCTGCGAAGATTCAAGAACGCCTTGATCGTATGGGCGAACTGGAACTTGCTGCTGGTGGAAAACTCGATCAGGCTGGTATTGACAAAATTGTCGAATCTCGTCTGGTGCAGAAAACTTCTCCTCTTGAACGCAAAATCAAAGAGCTTGAGACATCTAACTCTGAGCTCTCAGGAAACGTCAACAGTCTTTTGAAGACAATCGAAAAACGTGATCTGTCTGAAGCTATCAGACAAGTTGCGATTGACATGAAAGTTGTGCCGACTGCTATCTCTGACATTGAATTCATCGCTTCAAATTACTTTGAGAAAAATGAAAGCGGAGAATTTGTTGTCAAGGCTGATGCAAAAGGTGTGACTCCAGGTTCCGATGTTCGTGGCTTCTTGAAAGACATGCAGAAATCGAAACCTCATTGGTGGCCAGCTTCTTCTGGTGGTGGAGCCAATGGCAAGGGTCTGTTCGCGAATGCTGATGACAATCCTTGGTCTGCAAAAGGCTGGAACATCACGAAACAGGGACAGTATATTCGCGAGAATGGTGCTGCCAAAGCTGAAGAAGCTGCGAAAGCTGCTGGCTCGTTCGTTGGCGCTACTGGTCCCAAGATGAACTAAGGAGCTTTTCATCTAAACCTCAATGTGCTATTTTTGGTTTAGGTGACGTGTTCTGGTGTGGTAGCCTAACGTCACTGAGTGCTTGAGTTATGCTCGCACTGAAAGCGCCGGACATATGGGCTATGTCCGGCGCTTTCTTTATAAAAGATCATTGTCTAGAATAGCAGTTGATGATACTATGTCAACATGCAAAGAACATTCAAAATCGGCGATACGATAAAGATCAGGGATCGTCTTTTTGATGACGATGGAAATGCTATTGATATTTCTGGTTACACGATCAGAAGCATTTTCAAAAAATCAACAACTGAGTTAGTTGGAACAATTCAAAGACCTGATGATTTTACTGTGATTTCTGTTTTTGACACAACTGATTATGAAGTTGGAAATTATCAGACTGATATAAGATTTACCATTGGTGATGAATCCTATTCTTCTCCGACACAACTTGTCATTTTGGAAGAAGGAATCAGCTAGTGAAAATTGTTAGAGAATTTTTGAATACAACTCTTTCAATGCAAACTGCTGAAAGAATTATTCATGATCTTGAAATAGTATTTCCAGCAGAATCAACTGGTGACGCAGATTGGAATACTCTGCAGAATAAACCAACAGAGTTTCCTCCTGAAGACCATGATCATGTCATTGATGATGTTGACGGTTTGCAGGGAGCTTTAGACGGAAAGCAGAATTCGCTTGGTTTCACACCAGAAGACGTCGCAAACAAAGGTGCATCTAATGGATATGCTCCTCTAGTTTCTGGGCTTATTCCTGCGATCTATCTTCCAGGTTCAGTCGATGAAGTTATTGAAGTTGCTAATTTCGCAGCACTTCCAGTTACTGGAGAAACTGGCAAACTCTATGTTACACTGGATGATAATGCAGTCTATCGCTGGTCTGGCTCTGTCTATGTTGAAATTCAAGCTGCTCCCGGAACTACAGATGACGTAGTTGAAGGAACGATAAATAAGTATTTCACAACTGCTAGAGTTCTTGCAACACAGATCGCAGGTTATGCTGTAGCAGGTGTCGCAGCTGCTCTTTCTCCAACTGATACGATATTAGCAGCATTCGGTAAGATTGAGAAGCTTATCAATGATTTGACTAGTGTAGTCAGTGGAAAGCAAGATACTCTCTCTAGTGGTTCTAATATCAAGACAATTAATGCACTCTCTATTGTAGGTGCTGGAGATTTAACGATTGGCTATCGTGCGCCTGCTATTGTCGGGCAATTTTTTGCCACAGGCGCTGCTGCATCTAACCCAAGTGCTGTCGCAATGGCGACTGACAGACTTGATCTCGTTCCTTTTGTGCCGGGAAGAACCTTTACAGTTGATAACTTCGCGGTTCGCCGCTCGTCTGGAGTGGACGGATCGGAAGTCAAATTTGTTGTGTATTCGTGTGGCGCCGATGGTTTGCCAGCCACAAAGCTCTACGAGAGCACTGGTTTATCGGTCCCTGCTGGAGGAAATACTACACTAGGAAAAGACGCTGGGGACTTCCAGTTTGTTGGAGGGACCCAATATTGGGTCGGTATACTTGAGCTTGGCACAAGTTCAATCCAGCATACTCCCCTCGCAGGATGCTATATTATTGCCTCTAGTCAGCAACAGAACGTCGGGGTCCTTCGTAGAACCGGGGTTACTTATGCCAGCGGCGCTCCTTCCTCTTATAATTTCACGAGTTCGGACCTCGTAGCTAACGCTGCAGCCCCTTACATTTTGATGTCAGTGCAATCGGTTCCATAAAATTTAAAGGATCATGAAAATGGCTAAAGCTCCCAACAAAGCAAGACAATTGCAGCCGTTCGACTACACGGCTGCACAGATGCGGGCGAACACGACCGGAATGGTATTTCGGCCAGATATCTCTGAAGGCGATTGGTCAGTCTGGACAGGACCCCAACGCACGGCTTGGGTCCTCGATCAAATTCGCGGTTATGTTGATTCAGCAGCTATTGCCAAACAGACAAAAGTTCGTTTGACTGCTGATAACACTCAAGGCCAAAGCATTAACTTTGCAGCGAATTATATGGTGAATGCATTCGATGCAATTGTTGCTCAAGGTTTCTTTATTAGCCCTGTAACAGTTGACGTTGATGGTTTGTCAACTGTTACAATCTCTTGCTTTGACGACGTTTGAAATAGTTTGTGACGAAAGTAACATTTCGTCACAAATTTCTATTGTCTTCTTTTTTAAATGTTGTTAATCATAATCCATAATTTTGACGGCATGGCTGTCTAATTCATCAGCGAGCATGGGTTCGCAAATCCCCTCAATCCCGAAAGGAATTTTGTCATGGCTGCTGGACCGACTACCCGTATTGCGGACATCATTGTCCCTGAAATCTTCACCGCCTATGCGCAGAATCTCACTGCGGAAAAATCTCGCTTGATTCGCAGCGGTCTTCTGACTGGCTCGGAACTTCTCGCAGAGAAACTCGCTGGTGGTGGCCTCACCTTCAACATGCCGTCGTTCAAAGATCTGGACAACGACACTGATCGCACCCCGACTGACACTTCGGTGCCTTTCGCTGATGCAGACGCTTCTCTGCCTGCTGGTGTGGCTCGTCCCCCGAACCCGCTGAAAATCGGAACTCTGTCGGAAATTGCTGTTCGCATCATGCGCAACAACTCGTGGTCGACTTCTCGACTCGCAGCAGTTCTGGCTGGTGCTGATCCGATGCGTGCGATCGGCAACCTTGTCTCTGATTATTGGGTTCGTCGTCTGCAGACTGCGTTCATTTCCACCTGGAAGGGTGTGATCGCGGACAATACTGCAAACGATTCGGCTGATTATCAGCTCAACGTTTCTGGTGCTGGCTTCATTGACGGCGTGACGAACTTCTCCGCAGAAGCTTTCCTTGATGCAGTCCAAACGATGGGCGACAGTCAAGATGAGCTGACTGGCCTCTGTGTGCATTCGGTCGTTTACAACCGTATGCTCAAGAACAACCTGATCGACTTCGTTTCTGACAGTGTGAACGGGAATGCAATTCGTATTCCGACTTTCCTCGGTCGTGAGCTTCTGGTTGATGACGGTATGCCGCGCACTGGTTCTGTCTATGACACCTGGATCTTTGGTGTTGGTGCAACTCAGTTCTCGTTTGGGTCTGATCCTGTTCCGACAGAAGTTGAGCGGAAAGCTGGTGGTGGTAACGGTGGTGGACAAGACGTTCTCTACTCGCGCCAAATGTGGTGTATGCACCCGACTGGTCATGCCTGGATCGGTGGCTCCACTCCTGATGGTGGCCCCGCGAACACTGGCACTGGCAGTTCGGACCTTGATGAAGCTGCTTCTTGGGATCGTCGTTACCCCGAGCGGAAGCAAATCAAGTTTGCTCGTCTCGTCACTCGCGAAGCTTAATTGAAAGGAGCTTCGGCTCCTTTCTCCAACTTGGAGGCAAAGAAATGAAGGGACTTCCTCGTTCAAACGCGCGAGCAAAAGCTGAGAATTCTGCAATCAAGAAAGTTCGTATCAAACTTGACCATCAGATTTCTGTCGTTGCTGCTGGTGCTGGTATTGGTTTCGGGAGTGTTGTTGTCGGTGGTCTTCCTCAGGCTTATCTCAAGCTTTTGTCGGCTGCTGTCATCGTGACCTTTACTGGTCCGACCACAACCAACCTGACTGATACCTGGGACGGTGACTTCGGTGTTGGATCAACTCCTGCCGATGATGCTACGATCACTGGAACAGATGTGAACTTCATCGCGAGCACTGCTCTCGGTGCTGCTACTGCAGAAGTTTCGCCCACGAAAGTTGTCGCTAACGGAGTGGACTTCGTTCTCGACAACACTGACGGTTCTCTTGAATTGAATTTGAACTTGCTTGTTGATGCTGCGAACATCACGGACGCGACGACTGTTATTGTCACGGCTCGTGGTTATCTTGAAGTTTGCCTCATCACGATGCTTGACGATTAATGGGTGAGCCGAAAGGCTCACCTCCAACCAATGAGAGGCTGAAATGGATATCAAAGAAGCACTTATGTCGCTCGATCAAATGGACGACGAGCAGTGGACAAAAGATGGCTCTCCCAAACTTGAGGTTGTCTCAAATCTCGTTGGGAAACAAGTCAGTCGTGCAGAAGTCGTTGATGCTGCACCGAAATTCAGCCGTGAGAATATGGATACTTCCAAGGAAGAGAAGAAACCAGAACCTGACGGTGATGCGACTGTTGCTGCTGAAAGCGTGCCTGACGAGGAACCAGTCCCCATGGACCTCTCAGAGCTTATCGGAGTTGATGTCTCGATTTTCGCCAAGAAAGTTCTTTCAGCGGCAACGCCTGACGAATTGGTTGGGATTGAGAAATATCTCGAAGATTCCATTCAGATGATTGACAAGAAAATCAATGATCTGAATGAATACAGAAAAGCTGTTCGAGTGAACAAAGGTGAGACGAAAGTCTGGGTTCAGCGTCTTGTGAAGGATGTTTCGAATTCTCAGGCAATTCGTGATTATCTTGACAACAACTTCCAAATGAGAATGGCAAAAGCCGCTCATCTCCAGAATATCCTTGGTGGAGCCAAACTTTCTGATCTCATCAAGCTCGATCCTCGTTCGCCGATTGATCGTGCTATGTCGAGAAAAACAGATCGTGGCACTGGCCGTCCTGGACAGAAGACCTGATTTCTGTTTGAATTGAGAGGGTGATTCTATGGCTTCCCTGCAAGATATAATCACCCTCAAAAATCAAAAGATTCGTCGTCTTACCAAACAATTCGATACTCTCAGAACAACTCCAGCAACTGGATCATTTGCAATGCCTGCAAATGGAAGAATCTATGTTAGGAGTGTTTCTGGCTGTGCTGCTGGAACAACTGCGATGACGTTCTCTGGAAGAACAATCCAAACTCCACTTTTAGCAGCGAATGATCGTATGCTTGTTGGATGGATTGAACGCGGTGTGACCCTTACTCCTGAACTCGATTTTGAAGTTCTTGTCGATGTTGGGCTTGGAATTCTTTCAAAAATTGGAGAGGGTTGATGACTCTCATTGTTGAAGATGGCACTGGTGTCATTGGTGCGAATTCATATGTTGGATATGGATATGCACATTCTTACATGAATGCGAAAGGCGTTCTCACTGAGTGGGTTGCAAAGACAACTCCTCAGAAGAAAGCTGCAATGATTGGATCAACGAGATATCTTGATCTAAGATTTGGAAGATCTTTGAAAGGCTTCAAACTCTACAACAATCTGTCCATCCCAGGATCAGCACTTCTGTCTGTTATTGGGCTTCCTGTTGAAGATGAAACTCTCACAATTGGAGAAACAGTTTACGTCTTCAAAACCGCTGCAACGAACCCATATGAGGTTACAATCGGTGCCAACATTGCGGCCACAGGAGCCGCGCTAGTGGCCATTATAGCCGGTGGCCCCAATGGCACGCCCGCCAATCCTGATGTGTCTGTAGCGTCCTCTGACAGTCTAACCGGGTCCTTTTTGCTTGGCGTGGTGGCACTGGTTGCCGGTGCCTTGCCTGAGCCAATCGAAGTCTCAACGACCTCTTCAAATCTGTCCTGGGACAGTAGTATTTTGGTCAATGACACTGATGATGGAATACAGTCTCTGTGTTTCCCAAGAGACCTTGCCTACTATCGTGATGGAACCCAAATATTAGGAATTCCTGAAAATCTGAAATTTGCGACGATGGAACTTGCATATCGTTCGTTGACAACTGTATTACTTCCTGATCCTGTTGTTGATGATACTGGATATGTGAAAACTCTTGCTCGTGAAAAGGTCGGTCCAGTTGAGACTGAATACAGATACTCATCTGGTGGAATTTCGTTGATCTTCAAAATGTTCCCAGAGGTTGAGCTCTTGATGAAAGAATTCATCCATGAAAATGGAGGAACATATCGTTAATGGCGATTAACTACGAAACAATCGCAAATACGGCTCGACGTCTAATTACAGAAAATGGACGAACGATAGAACTTGTCCGTCTTGCGACACAGACAGAATTGTCCTCTATGCCTTGGGGACAGAATGCGTCTGGTGGAGAAACTTACACAGAAGTTCCGGCAATCCAAGTTCTTCCTAATGCTGTTCGTGTCTTTGGGCTTTCAGCTCTTGGTGATGCTGGCAAACTGGATCAAATGTTTTCTGTCGTTGAATTAGTCTATGTTATTTTTGCTGAAGAACTTGATCTGAAAAGCTTCACTAAAGTTCGTGATGGAAATAGCATTTATCAAATAGAAGCAACCCAATCATTGAAGCCAGCAGACACAACTCTGCTAGGATTTATTGGAGTGAGAAAATGAGTCTCACTCTCACATATGAAGAAGCAGTTGACGAAGTTCTGTCAATGCTCAAAGAGGTTACAGATCAGTATGAGTATCCTGTATTCTATGAGAATACAAGGAAGGATCGTCCTGATGAAGAAATTGCATTTATCCAAGTTGTTCTAAGGCACGCCTTTGGAAATCAAGCGACACTAGGCGGCGCTGGTCAAAGAATCTTCATGAGATATGGAGTTCTTATTGCGACTCTGAATTTTCCGACTGGAAGTGGCTTGTCAGGACCTTATGGAATTGCTAAAGCTATATCAGACGCTTTTGAAGGTGTCTCTTCTCAAAACGGGATTTGGTTCAGGAATATTAGAATCAGCGAAAAAGGAAGAGATGGTGGTTATTTCCAAACGGACGTAATCATTGAATTCGAGTATAGCGAAACCAAGTAGGAGGCCGAGATGGCACAAGTTCCGAAAATTGATTCAAATATCACCGGCCTTGCGTATGCTGAAGAAGCTGCTCTTGGCTCACTTCCTGGCGAAAACGGCTTTGGTGGCACTCCTGTTTGGAAACGTCTCAATCCGAACAGCTATGATGATTTCGGCGGTGAAATCGTCACGGTTGCACCGAACCCGATCAATCCTTCTCGTCAACGCCGTAAAGGTGTGACCACGGATTTGAATGCGAGCGGTGGCTTCAACCACAACCTCACATTCACGAACTTGACAGATATCATGCAGAGCTTCATGTTCGCTGATATCAGAGAAAAAGGTCGTGAAACTGTCACTGCTGTTGATATTGATGGCGGCAACCCTGATGAATACGAAGTTGCCAGCACGACTGGTTTCATTGCTGGTTCGATCATCAAAGGCAAGAATTTCACCAATTCTGCAAACAATGGTTTGAATGTCGTTACTGCTATTGTCAGCAACACTTCTGTTGAAGTTGCTACTGGCCAGTTGACAGCAGAAGCTTCTCCTCCTGCAGATGCTGAGATTCAAGTTGTTGGTTTCCAGTTCGCTGACGCAGATGCACAAATCGTTGTTTCTGGTGATTTGCCAGTAATGTCTTCTGTTGGAGCCTTGGTAAACTTTTCGAACCTTGGAATTGTTCCCGGCCAATGGGTTTTCATTGGTGGTGATACAACTTCTTCTCGTTTTGCAAACACTGCGAACAATGGATATAAGAGAGTTCGTAGTGTTTCTGCAACTCAGATCGTATTCGACAAATCCACGTCTACGATGGTTGTAGAAGCTGCTGCCTCTGGGAAGTTCATCAGGCTGTTCTTTGGTGATGTTCTTCGCAACGAAACTGGTGATCTCATTGTTCGTCGCTCTTACAACATTGAGAGAACTCTTGGTGCTCCTGATGATTCTCAACCTACTCAAATTCAATCAGAAGTTCTGATTGGAGCAGTCGGTAATGAATTGACAATCAACGTTCCTCAAGCGAACCTTGTGAACGTTGACCTCGCTTTCATTGGGATTGATAACATTCAGAGAGATGGTCCTACTGGTCCGAAACAATCCAGTGTTCAAATCTTTGATGCTGCTTCTGAATACAACACTTCGAGTGATGTTGTTCGTTTCAATCTGTCTTCTGTTGATGACACGACTGAGGCACCGACTTCTCTCACTCGTTATATCACTGAACTGAAAATCACCATCAACAACAATGTCAGCCCAAATAAGGCGATTGGAATTCTCGGTGCATTTGATGTGACTGCTGGGACCTTTGCTGTTTCTGGAAGTTTGACAGCATACTTCTCGTCGGTTGCAGCAGTTCAACAAGTCCGCAACAATGGTGATGTCAGTCTTGACATCTCCTTCGCAAAAGACAACACTGGCATTGTCTATGATATGCCTTTGATCGCTCTTGGAGATGGTCGTTTGAAAGTTGAAGTTGATCAACCGATTACGATTCCTCTGAACACTGATGCAGCAAGTGGTGAAGATATCCACGAAGATCTTGATCATACTCTCTGCATCACTTACTTCAACTATCTGCCTGACGCTGCTATGTGAGCAGCGTCAGTTTCCCTAAAACAGGAGAATGAATAATGGGAATGTATGATGTCTTCGATACTGATGCTGATCTTGAGAATGATGGCATTTGGATCGATTACGGTGATTTTCGTGTGAGAATTGCTGGTGCGACTCAAGGTAACAAGAAGTATGTCACATATGCTGACAAAGCTCTGAAACCGATTCGTCGCGCAATGGCTGCTGGAGCTCTTAGCCCTGAGCGTTCTCGCATCGTTATGATTGACATCTATGTCAAAACTATTATCCTTGATTGGGAAGTTAAAGAAGACGACAAGTGGAAAAAAGGCATTGAATCCAAAACTGGTGACGTTCTCCCCGTCACCAAGGAGAATATCAGCCAAGCATTGAACGATCTTCCCAATCTTTTTATCGACCTTCAAGAGCAAGCTCAGCAAATCTCGAACTTCCGCAAAGCTGAGTTGGAAGAAGAGTCGGGAAACTAATCTCCGTGCTTGAGTATGCTCTCAAGCACGGTCTCACTGAAGAAACAATTATCAGGCAGTCCATTATCAATGGACTGCCTTTGCCTGCGAGCATAGAAAATGCCCCTAGTCTTTTGCCGGGTTTGGAGCTATACTATCTAGGTTTTCTACGGTTGAACTCTTCAAGGCAAATAGGATTTTCCGTAGGTCCTATTCCGTGGGATAAGATAGAAGATTTCTGTGACAGACTTGAAGTGGATGATGACCAAAGAGAAGCCCTTCATTTCCACATTTCAGCTCTTGATGAAGTGTTCATGAAAAGCAAACAATCGAAGAATTGAAATGCCAACTCTACAGTTTTCAAGGAATATGTTCAAAAGAGGAAGGCAAGTCATTAATGCCTCCTCTAAGATGGTGCGATCTTCAGCTAAGGTCGCTTTGAAGACTCTTGTCTATAACACAAAAGTTGATACTGGAGAAGCGAGATCGAACTGGAGAGTTGGTGTAGGAAATCCAACAAAATCTGTCATCAGACCATATGTTCCATATCCTAAGCGTAGCAAAGGAAATGGACAGGGAATTTCTGAAACTTCAAATGCTAGAGCAACCATTGATGCTGGAAATGCTAGAATAGATTCTCTTCGCGGTGTTTCTGGTGCTGGACTTAAGACTTCTCTCTACATATCAAATAACTCGGATCATATAGATGTTGCCTTATTGGGCGGAACGATGGAAGTTGTCTCTGCACAAGTTTCTGCGAATCTAAGAAATTTTAGAATCTTCACTGATAATGAAGATGAGGGAGGCGACATCTAATGGTCACTGAAAACGTAGTCATTAGATTTGTAGAAAATGGTGCGGTCGTTGTGAAACGCCGTATTGATGATATTGGTAAAGCTGCGAACGAAGCTACTAGAGGAATTTTCCTCATGAAGAGAGCTTTGTTCGTTATCGGTGGCGCTGGTATTCTGGCGACTTTGACTAGCTATGCTGATGCTCTGACGAATATGGAAAATAGACTTCGTCTTACTACGACGAGCGCAGCAAATCTTCAGCAAGTTCAAAATGCCCTTTTCGAATCTGCAAATAGATCTCGTTCAGCCATAGAATCTACTGCTGATATTTACAGCAGAATTGCTCTTTCTGCAAGACAACTCGGTGTCAGTCAACAACAAGTTATCAATGTTACAGAGACATTACAGAAAGCAGCAGTTCTATCAGGCGCATCTGCCCAAGAAGCAAATGCTGCTCTCGTCCAACTCGGGCAAGGTCTTGCCTCTGACCGTTTGTCTGGTGACGAACTTCGTTCTGTCTTGGAACAACTTCCTTATGTTGCTGATATTCTTGTTGATTATCTTAATAAGACACAACAATTTGGAAATGTCAGCAGAGGAACTCTGAGAGAACTTGGTCGTGAAGGAAAGTTGACTGCTGATATTATTTTCAAAGCGATTGAAGCTTCTCAGTCTGGTGTTGATGCTTTATTTGCTCAAACACAACCGACCATTGAATCTGCATTCTTAATTGCAAGAAATAATCTTAAGAAATTCATTGATGACTTTGATGATGCGACTGGAGCAAGTGCTGCTATCGCAAGTGCGATCATTGCTATTTCACAGAATATCGATGTCCTTATAGTTGGTCTTGGACTAGTCGCTGCTGGATTCGCTGCTTCTTTTGGTGCTGCTGTTCTTGGGCGAATTGGCTCATATGTGGATATGGTCACAAGAGCAGGTTTGGCAATTTCCAGATTCTATAATATTCAAGTCGTAGGTGCTGCTAGAAGTCTTGCAAATGCTGCTGCTACTAGAGTAGACACTGCTGCTCAATTAGAGAATATGACGATAGCTGGTAGTAGAGCATCGGTTGTCCTAGCTTCTGCTCAAGCAGAATATGCTTCTGCTACTGCTGCATTCGCTAATGGTAGAGCAAGAGATCTTCAAACTGGACAATACATTGCAAATCAGGCTGCTAGAGATCGTTTGTCAGCAGCCACAATTCGTCTTTATCAAGCAGAAGCGATTGAGCAAGGAATTGCTTCAAGAACTACTGCCATTAGAGGACAACTAATCGCAGCTGAAACTGCAGAAGCTGCTGCTACGACAAGACTTGCAGGAGCGAAAGCTGCTGCTTCTGGTTTCACTGCAAGATTTGCAGCAACATTCCCTCTTCTGACTGGAGCAATTCGTCTCGCCACTGGTGCGATGTGGATGTTCACAGCAAGTCTTCTTGCGAATCCAATCACAGCTATTATCACTGCCATCACTCTTGCAATTGGAGCAATTTATCTCTTTCGTGATTCTATCATAGAATTCAACGGTGTCTCTGCTTCTTTGGGCTCTATATTCCTTGTTGTGATGCAAAGGATTTGGGGAGCAATTCAAGCTGTTTGGAATATATTTGTTGGTCTAGTTAGCGCAGTCACTACTGGTTTCTCAAATATGATTCAGGCTGCTGCGACATTCTTCACAGATCAAGTTAACAAACTCAACAATTGGCTTTCCAATTGGGGAATCACTATTGGTAACATTCTAGGATTTATAAAGTCATTCATCAATACAACGATTGGACTTTTCGTTGGTTTAATTAATGCGATTGGACCAATAGTCACACAAGGAATTCCAGCAGCTTTTGCTCTAGCGATGGCTCTTGCAAAGAATATTGTTATTGATGCAATCAACTTCATTGTTCAAAAAGTTGCTTTTGCGATTGGAACAATTGCTGAAATCATGGCAAGTCTTCCAGGTGTTGATGACAATCTTGGGGTCGATACTTTCTTTGCTATCAGCAAGGCTGGTGATCTTTCTGCTTTGAAGACTGACACTGCTCAATTAACAGAAAATCTCGCAAATGCTGGTGGAGCAATTGCTGATGCTTTTGGAAATGCTCAAGTTGACTATGTTGGAAGATTTGGAGATTCTCTAGTTAATCTTAAAGACAAAGCAGTTGGAGCAGTCACTGATATTTTCACAGAGGCAAGTGCTCTTGATAATGCTCCTGCTGGTGATTCTGGAATCAATAGTTTAATTCCTGGTGGACCGGGAGCACCTGGAGCAGGAGCAGGTGGTGGAGGTGGTGCAAATAGTGCAGATTTTGGAGCAGAGCTCGAAAAACTTAAAGAAAAAATCGAGCTTGAGAAACAATATGGTATCCAAAAAGAGATCAATAACAATATTGATCAAATCTCATCTGCATTAAAGAGAGATCTTTCTGCTGCTGAACAACAACAAGTCGCTGCTGCGACAATTGCTCTTGAAGTCGCCAAAGCTCAAGGTTCTATTCTAGAATCTATCCTTGGGCCTCAAGATCAGTTGAAAATTGGTCAAGAAGCTCTTAATCAGTTGTTTGCTCAAGGTGTTATCACCATGGGGCAATACAACGAAAAACTTAGAGAGATGCAGATCAATGCTGATCGTGCAGCAGGAAGTATTGGTGGAGGTTTCCGTGCAGCGATTGCATCTAGTATTCAATCTGCTGGACAATTCGGTGAAGCTGTTGGTGGCGTCATCGTTAACGCTGCGAACAGTGCTGCTGATGCGATTGTTGAATTCGCTAAAACTGGTCAGCTTAACTTGAGACAGTTGTTTGCAGATTTGTTTGCTCAACTACTGAAACTCGCTGCCCAGAGACTTCTGCTAGGCTTCCTTGGAGGATTGCTTGGTATCCCTGGAGGCTTTGGTCTTGGTGGTCTTGGAGGCTTTGCTGGCGGTGGTAGTATCCTTCCGACAGGTCCTGGGAGCACTGATACTCAAGTTGTTGCTTTCAATAAAAGACCTGATGAGCGTGTTGATATTCTAACTCCAGGACAACAAGCTGACCAAAGAAAGACCCAAAATCAAGGTGGCCAAAATCAAGTTGTGAAGCCAGAAGTAAAACTGACAAACATCAATGTTGTTGATCCTAGTATTGTTGGTCAGTTCTTGACTTCACCAGAGGGAAACCAAGTTCTTATAAACGAAATTCAGAAATCTGGTATTCTTAACGGAAGAGGTTAAGGTGTCTCTAGTTGAGCCAATAGCAGCTTGGGAATACCAGACTGCAACGAATGTATTCCCCTCTAATCCAGATTCAGAGGTAGTGCCTTCCATTGGGTGGACATCTGGATTTTCACCATTTGGAACTGTTGGAGATTCTATTCTTGAAATCCCAATAGAAACTGCATGGGACACTACTGATGCTTTGTGGATCAGAAGAAACTTCGTCGCTGAAGATGGGAAACCAATTCTAATTTCTGGAAAACTTGAACATGCTGCATTCATCTATCTTGATGGAGTTTATGTTGGAAGTTTTAATGGAAGTGATGAAAGTTATTCTGTAGCACAGAATTTCTCATTGGTCATTCCAGCAGATTTAGTTGGTGAAGGAACTCATCAGATTGCAGCTTTGTGCATAAGCGACGAATCAGATTCAACATATGTTTATCTCACAGTAGATTATTCTCCAGCAATCTTGGCTGTTCAACCAGCAGCACCAGTCAGGGAGAGACTTTCTTTCCTTACTGAAATTCATGATATGATTGATGGAAAAGAAACAAGAGTTAGTCTTTCTAGCAGAATGACTCAAATTCTAGAGTTTGATTTTCCTTCGAAATATAAAGAAACTCCAAGAGCAATGAATATTGTTTATGGAGCTCTTGGTCTTGAATGGTTCGTTCCTCTTTGGACACAACCTTCTTTCATTGGGTCCATCAGTGCTGGAACTCAAGAATTGACATTCAGTAATGTTGAATTCCATGATTATTTCAGAGGATCATTCGCATTCATATGGCAATCAACTGATAAATGGCAGATTGTTGGAGTAGACCATGTTCTATCCACAACTGTTAAATTCAGCACTTTGATTGACGAATTCTCAAATGCGATTATCATGCCCATGAGAGTAGCGGTAATTCCAAATTCTGTGACTCGCAAATATAATGGTCTTGATTCTGAGTTTTCTATAACTTTTCATGTCAAAGAGCTTATTGAATATTTGTCTCAGACACCTGACACATTTCTAGGAGAGGATCTCTATACAGAGAATACTCTTCTCGATTCTAATAATTCAAGTGATGATATCAGCACCAACATGATGATCTTTGATACTGGTCTCGGACCAATAAGTCATTATGCAAGTTGGCTCTATTCTAAGAATGCGAGAAATAGAAATGTCATCTTAGAGACACATGAGGAAATTCATGAATTTAGAAAATTCGTAGTTAGAAGAATGGGAAGATATCGTTCGTTCTGGGAGCCTTCTTTTGAAAGAGATTTCAGAATTAAGAATTCATCAACAATAACGACAACTATAGATATTGAACAAGATGAACTCTTACAATTCCCTTCTGATCGGTCCTATATTGCATTGCAAGAAGGATCAAACTGGCATATCCTTTTAGTCACAGACAAAGCTCTTATTTCTTCTTCAACTATCCGTCTGACACTTGACGATACTATTTCTCTTGATCCTAGTTTAATCGATCGAGCCTGCTGGTTGTCTTACAAAAGACTAAACAGTGATGAAGTTCAGATTGATTATGTTGGAGCTGGAATAGCGCGATCAAGCGTCAGAACCATTGAGGTTCAATATGATCCTGTATGAAATATTCAGATTTGCTCAGGCATCAACGATCTGGACTTTTACGTCTGGAAAAGCAGATATAATCTATGATGCTGGCGATGGTGATGAAATCTATGTTCCGCTAACAATTGAGAGAAATGATATTCAACAGAAGAATGAAATCTCAAAAGCGAACTTGACAGTTACAATTCCGATTGATTGTGATCTTGCAGTTACTATCTTAACAGCGACATCTGAAAATCCCATGAGTGTTACTGTCTTCAGTAATATTGATGGAGTTACAGAAGTTACTTGGAAAGGACGAGTCGCAAGTTTTCAACCAACCGAAGATGAGAAGTTAGATCTTTCTGTAGAATCTATCTTCACCAGCTTTAGCAGAATTGGTCTTAGAGCAAGATTTCAAAAATCTTGTCGCCACGCACTTTATGGAAGAGGTTGTAAACTTCTTCTTGCAGATTTTGAAAACGATGTCACAATAGATGCAATCTCTGGAAATACTCTAATAGTTCCAGAAGCCTCTGGATTTGATGATGGATATTTTGCTGGAGGTATAATCACTTCTCCAGACAATTCTTTCCTGTTCGTTATTGGGCATTCTGGAACTTCAATTCAGGTTCAAAGATTGAACTTTTCAATGGTATCTCAATTTGCTATTCAAGGTCCTGGAATGACAGCGAAAATTTATCCTGGATGCAACAAGTCTAGAGATACATGCAGAGTGAAATTTGACAATCTGCTGAACTATGGTGGATTTGATCATATCCCAACAAAGAATCCAATGGGTGGGAGTTCAATAGCTTAAATGTGGCCGACAGTAATTCTTCTCATAGTTTCGTTTGCTGCTCTTAGGTATCTTACTCCTAAGATCAAGCCACCAGAAGCTGCTGGTCTAGATCAATTCCAATTACCAACAGCAGAAGATGGAAGAGAAATTCCTGTTCTATTTGGAACAAGAGATATCAATGGTCCGAACATCGTTTGGTATGGCGATCTTCAAACTGTCCCAATCAAAAAGAAAGCTGGTGGAAAATGAGTGTAATCGTTAAAGTTCATCATGCAAGAAAAGTAAAACAATGTGTTATTGGAATGAGAAAGTTCTTCAGGAAACATAATATAGATTTCAAGAAATTTCTTGAAGAAGGAATTCCTGAAGAAGAGCTTATTGCTCTCAATGATGCTATGGCAATGAAAGCTGTGGAGATTGCTCGTGGGGAGAGCTAAAAAACAAACAATCGGTTATAAATACAAGCTCGGGATTCACATGATTCTCGCGCATGGACCGATTGACAATATCTCACAAATCAACATAGATAAGAAAAGAATTTGGTCTGGAAACAATACTGGTGGACAAATAACAATTAATGAACCGAATATTTTCGGTGGTGATGAAAAAGAAGGTGGTATTGAAGGAACTCTCGATATTGAGATGGGTGGACCTTCTCAGCTTCAAAATGATTATCTTCAATCCAAAATCGAAACAAATATTCCAGCATATCGTGGAGTTGTCGGAGCAGTCCTTAGAGGTCTTTACCTTGGGACAAGTCCATATATCAAACCTTGGTCTTTTCGTGCTACGAGAATCCATGTAAAAGGAACAGAAGGTCTTGAGCAATGGTATGATGAGAAGTCAGAAATTGGCTCAACAATAAATTCTATCAATCAAGAATTTATAGACAATTTTACTGGACTTCAATGGCTTCTTCCATGTGGATCAAGTATTTCTCCTGTCATATGTGCAACTTCTGCCAGTGCCTCTGATGTTGCGACTATGGTCGGAACGACTGGAGCAATTTACAGTGCATCATTTAGAATTCGTGGTGTCGTTGAACTTTGCAATTATACTGGTGGATCTGATACAAATTCATCTTTTGCGAAAAAAGACCCAACAGGAAACACCAGCTTTTTAGTCAATCAATATAAAATGATTGTCAGTAATCCATCTGCAACTTATGTTCTAAACCATGGGACTTTTGATTTTAATTCTCATGCTCTTGATTATATTCTAACTATTCCAGTAGCTGGTGGAGCAACAATAACATTTGAAGCAGATACTATTGATGGACAACAAGCGAAGAATAACTCTAATGTTTCTGTTACTGACGATGATATTTCAAAACCGATCGTTGTCACTCAACCATACAATGGACAATTTCTTCAGTGTGACGCAAAAAGTATCAGTGTTCATTCTGATATGAATCCTGCTCATATGATCAGAGAATGTTTGACTGATCGTGATTGGGGTATGGGATATCTTGATTCTGATGTTGATGAGACATCATTCACAGGAGTTGCTGACACTCTATACAATGAAGGTCTTGGAATGTCTCTTCTTTGGGACAAACAGACCACAATCGAGAATTTTGTTGGAGAAATAGTTCGTCACATAGATGCAGCAATCTATGTTTCAAGAAGTAGTGGAAAATTCATTCTAAGGCTCATAAGAGATGATTATGATCCTGATGATCCTGACATCATAGTATTTGATGCATCAAACATTAAGAAAATAACAAATCCTAACAAACCGTTGATCTCTGAATTGATCAATACTGTTAGTGTGAAATACTGGGACTCTGAGATTGGTGATGAAGCAAATATCACAATAAGTGATACTGCTATGGTTCAACAGCAAGGAGTTCCGATATCAAAGGATCTAGAATATAAGGGTTTCACAAATCAAAGAAACGCATCATATGCTGGACAAAGAGATTTAAGAAGTCTTTCATCTCCATTTTTCTCTTGCACAATCTACACTGATCAAAGAGCAAGAAATCTTAATATTGGTGATGTCGTAAAATTGACTTTGCCAAGATGGAAACTTAATCAAACTCTTATGAGAGTTCTTGGAATTTCTTCTGGTAACGGCAGAGACAATACTGTCAGGCTGACTGTGTCTGAGGACATCTTCAGAACTCCAGAGACAATTCTAGTTTCAACAACTGGAACTGCTTGGGTTGATCCATCCAGACTTCCTGATGACATTGAATATAGTCTCGCTGGAGAAATTCCATATTTCGAATTGGTGATGACCTATGGTCAAACTACAACTGATTCTACTTTGAATGAAAATCCAGAATTTGGATATGTCTTCGGAGTTGCTGCGAAATCTACTGCTGCGATAAATGCAATTCTCTACACAGACGATGGAACTGGTTTCGATTTTGCATCAAATCTTGATTTCGCTCCATTTGGACTTGTTGATGTCGAAATAGACCCAATAGAAGAGACACTGTTCATATCTGATTTCATAGATATTGACACAGTCGTTGTTGGAAGCCATCTTCAAATTGGAACAGGAGAAACTCTTGAGCACTGTCGTGTAGATGCAGTTGACACAGTGACTGGTGAAATAACAATCGGTCGTGGCTGTTTGGATACAACTCCTCATAAGCATCTTGTTGGTGAGACTGTATTCTTTTGGGATACTTCCTATGGATCTGATAGTGCTGAATATGTCCTGAGTGAAGTGGTTGGAACCAAAATCACTGCTGCATCTGGCTTTGGAGAAACCCCGCTTGTAGATGCTCCTCAAATCGATGTGACACTAGATCAAAGAGCATACCGTCCTTATCCTCCAGGTAACTTCAAAATCAATTCTGTGTATTATCCCACTGCGACTCAAGAGGGAATACTGACTTTTACTTGGTCTCATAGGGATAGAACTCAGCAAACTTCAACGATAATATATGATCACACAGAAACTGATATAGGTCCAGAAGCTGGAACAGACTATGTTCTTTATGGATACATAAATGATGTTCTGGTTCATACTGAAGATCCTGCAACTTCTGGTGATACTTGGACACCTCCATCTCATGGAACAATAAGAGTTGAGGTTTATTCAAGAAGAGATGGTCTATTGTCAATGCAACCAGCAACTCATGAATTTGAATATGACACTTCTTCGTCTAGAGTAACTGAAGATGGTAACTCTAGGGTTACAGAAGAAGGCAACGAAAGGTTTACGGAGGACTAAATGGTCGATAGAGTAACAGATCTTACAATCGCAGAATCTTATGTTGGAACTGAGATAGTTGAGATTTCAAAACTCTCACCAACAATAAAGATCACTGCAACGACAATCAGTGCTTTGGCAACTGATAACAGTTACAATGATTCTGCAGCTGGATTCGTAGCTGCTGGATTTGCTGTTGGTGATAGAGTGTTCGTTTCTGGGTTCACTGGAAACGTTGTGAATAACATTTTCATTGGAACGATTGAAACTCTCACAACAACAAAGATGACAATTGAATCTCCAAATGGAGATGTGATTGTTGATGATGCTGCTGGTGAAAGTGTCACGATCATCAAGTGGACTACAAGAAGAATTGCTCTTTCAGAAATAAGACCGACTGAGGCTCTTATAATTCCAGCAAGTGATGAGGCCACTGCAATCACTACTGGCACTGCAAAGATGACAATAAGAATGCAGTATGCTTTCACTGTTCTTGCAGTAAGAGCATCTTTGACAACTGCTCAGGCTTCTGGTTCTATTTTCACTGTTGATATCAATGAAGGTGGAGTTTCTATTCTTTCCACTAAGTTGACAATTGATAACACTGAAAAAACTTCCACAACTGCTGCAACTCCAGCGGTCATCAGTGACTCATCTCTTGCCGATGATGCTGAAATAACAATCGATGTTGATCAAGTTGGTGATGGAACTGCGAAAGGACTTAAGGTCACTCTTATTGGGCACAGAACATGAGTATGGTCGTAAACTCTGCAATCTTAGCTCCAGCAGGTCCTTCATTACCTTCTGGAACAGTTCTTTATATTGATGCAGAAGGAGCAGATGGATCAACAACTATTCTTGATCTAAGCCCAATAGGAAGAACACTCACAGCTAATGGAGTCTGTGCTCTAGAAACTACTGGAGCGTTGAAAGGAACTTCTTCACTTGCGATTAATCCAGCGAATGAAACTACAGGTTTTCTTGCTTGTGGCGCATCTAGTGATTGGAATTTTGGAACTGGTGACTTTTCTATTGAAGGATGGGCGAAGTCAAATTTCAGTTCTTCGCCTGGAACATATGTTCGTTTCTTGATTGGTAACTTGACATACAATCCTGATAATGGTTGGGGACTTGGTATTCTTCCCAATGGTGGAAATCTAGAATTCTCTTGGAATACAGGATCATCGCTAGCTGGATCAGGTGGAGCAGTCGGAACAACTACATTCCATTTTGCAGTTTCACGTAATGGATCAAATCTTCGTATGTTCAAAGATGGAGTCATGGTTGGCAAAAATTCTTCATTTGGATCTGTGGTTGTTGGCAACAACACTGTTGATGTGAATATTGGTCAACCTGGATACAGTTTTTCGGATGAACGTTGGCGTGGACTGATCGATAATCTGCTCGTTGTAAAAGGAACTGGTCTTAGGAATTCTGATGCAAGTTTCACGCCAGTCTGAGCACTATAAGCGGGCCGCTGGCTGGCTTTTGCTGCTGGCCGGTGCCACCCTACCGGGCAGGTGCCAAACCTGCCACGCTAGCCGCGCCTGTGGCCGCGCTACCTGCACCAACACCCAAGGCCCCGCTACCAACACGTCCAAAACAGTCGTAGGAAACTAATCCATGCTTTCAAGTATTGTCTTTAACAGGTTTATGCCTTATTTCTTGGGCATTGCCCTGCTCGTGGGAGCCGGTCTTTACATCAGGCACGATGCATTCAACGATGGCGTTGAAGTGACAACTCAAAAATATGAGCGTGCCATGCAAGTTGAAAAAGATCGCATAACTAGAGCTAATAATGAGGCTCTAAGATTAGCTCATGAAAGGGAAGCAGAACTCGCTGAGATTCTTGCGCAAAGAAATGAAGAAATCAAAAATCTCATGTCAGAAATCGACTTGGACCCTAATGCTTCTAGGCCAGCTATTTCTGTTGACAGCGTGCGCAGAATCAATAGGATCGATTGAACCTCCTGTATTAGTAGATCCACCGGCATCTTTGGTTGTGAAATGTTCAAGACCAGTTATTCTTCCTAATAGAGAATTGAGCCAATCTGAAGTGGAGAAGCTTTGGATTTCTGATCGTTCTAATCTACTGGCGTGTGGAGAACGTCATGAATCTCTTGTTGAGTTTTATAAGATAAGGGATGGAGGAGTAATGGGAAATGGAAGGTAACATATTTGATTCGATCGTCACTGTTCTAACTGGTTATGGAGTTCTTGGTGTCTGGAATATCTACTCAATATGGCAGAATCAGCAAAAAGACAAAAAGATCGATGATCTGACTGGCAAGCTCTTCGAGCAAATGCACAATTCTTTTGAGCGTGAGAAACAGACGACAAGCGTCCTCACAGAGCTGACAATAATTGTCAAAGCAATGGGAGCTAGGTAAATGATGATATTCGGAATGAATATTTCATTGAAGACTAAGCCTGACAATCAAAAGGTAGAGGAGACATCTGCTTATCTTGAGAATCTCAAAAAGAGAAGAGAACAGATACACGAACAACTGTCACGAGCTCTTTCAGAAGTAATCAGGGATCAGATAAAACATGAATAACTTTTTTCAAGTGTTGACTATGATAACTGGAGTCATGGCAATATTCATGCTCTTCCTTGTTGCCTTTGGGTTCAGGAGATACTTTCACAGAGACAGAAAAGAGGCAATGGACTACCTTGGAATTGGAATTTGGATGCTTGCATCATTCCAGATTCTCAGGTTGCTTTTCTGGGACATTACTCCAGAGATGTTCGATTTCACTTGGTCTGATATCGGTGTTAGTCGTGGGATGATCAATTGGGTTTTCAATGCTCTCATCTGCATCGGCTGCTGGTTCAAGCTCAAAGGATATTGGCTTCTGGTCAATAAGCAGTCTCCTGGAAAATACAATATCCTGACTGCTGTATTCTATCCACACAAACTTTGGGGGAACAAAGATGATCTTTAAATTTGGAAAAGCCTCGATCGCAAATATGGCCGGGCTTAATCCCAAACTGATCACAGTTGCAAATACAGCGATCAGTCTTTCCGAAGTAGACTTCGGTGTCCAAAAGAAAGCTGTCAGAACAGCATTCGAACAAAATCAGCTTTATCAGCAAGGCAGAACCAAACCTGGGAAACGGGTCACTGATAAAGATGGATACAAGAACAAATCCAATCATCAAGTAACTTCAGACGGAACAGGTCACTCTGTTGACTTCACTGCTTGGGTCAACGGAGAGTGGGATTTCGATGATTGGAATCATTACTACAAGATCGGTCATGCTGTCGCTCAAGCCGCCAAGATTCACAACGTGAAAATCAAATGGGGTGGGAACTGGTATGAATGCCTGAATGACTATGGCAATTCTTTGAAAGACATCATAAAGGCTGTTGACAGATACAAAGAAACTCATCCTGGTCCTGACTTCATCGATGGACCACACTTTGAGTTGATGGAAGGTTAGTGATGTCAAGTGATGTCAGTGAGCAAATCTTAACCTATTGTTTTTGTTCATGAAAAGTATCACTGACATCACTGGCAATACTGGCAATACATGCCCAAGGGTTGCCAGCATTTGGAAGTTTTGTTGCAGCAGCGTTTTTAGTATTGTCAGTATTGCCAGTATTGTCAAAGCTCTTTAAGCTGTTGTAAATAAAGGTAAAAAGAGGTAATATCTCTGACAATACATAGATCAAGATTGTTAGTCTAAGTATTGCCAGTATTGCCAAAGTGCTTATAATGGGCTATAAGAATGTAGAAAAGGAGAAAATATGTTCACACCGGAAAACTATCCTCACCAACTCAAACCTTTCGAACATCAGGTTGAGTTTTTGAACAACCACTATGACGACAAAGCATGGGGTCTTCTATGGGAACAAGGCACCTGCAAGACAAAACCAATCATTGACAATGCCTCAATTTTATACTCACAAAAGAAGATCAATGGTCTTCTAGTTGTCGCACCTTCTGGTGTGGAAAGAAACTGGCGTAGTGACGAAATTCCAACTCACATGCCAATAGACCTTTCTCTTGATATCAGAGTTCAGGTTTTCAACAATCACAAAAAGCATACTCAAGAACATAAGAGACAGATGGAAAGTCTGTTCAGGCATGATGGTCTCTCAATCCTTTTGATGAGCTATGATGCAATCATGTCAGAAGAAGGAAAGAAGCTGGTCTGGCGCTTTCTCCAAAATCGCGAATGTATGTTTGTTCTTGACGAAGCACACAATATCAAAAGTCCAAATGCCAAGAGAACAAAGAGAGTTATCGCTGCTGGCAAGTATGCGAAGTATCGCAGAATCCTGACTGGAACTCCTATCTCCATTGGGCCATTCGATCTCTACAGTCAGATCAATTTTCTGGATGAGTGGTTCTGGAAGAATCACGGTATCCATGGTGGATCAGTCGACTTCAGAAACTTCTTCGGTCAATGGGAACTCGCTGCAGACGTTAAACGTTTGAAAGGCTACGATCCTGGATATGACAAGCTTCTCGGATATCAGAATATTGAAAAACTCCAGAAATGGCTCAAGGAAATTTCTGATAGACGTCTGAAGAAAGATGTTCTTGATCTTCCGTCCAAGATATACTCCAAACGATACTTTGAACTGTCGTCTGTGCAAAAAGCTGCGATGGAAGAACTCAAGGAAAACTTGATCCTTGAAATTGGTGATCATATCATCAGTGCTGATCTTCCAATTGTGGCAATGCTGCGATATCAACAAATCGCTTGCAACTATGTCCCAGTCGGTATTGATGAACCAGTCCATATGTTCTCAGACAAGAATCCTCGTCTTGGAGTGATGGAGGAAATTCGCGACGAGGTCTACCGTCCTGGCATTGTTTGGGCTAGATTCAAGCATGATATTGATCAGTTGATGGATCTTCTTGGAAAAGATGCTGTTCGGTATGATGGAACTTTAACCCCTGATGAAGCTGAAAGGAACAAGCTGGCATTCCAGCACGGCGATAAGAAATGGTTCGTCGGAAATGCCCAAAAGGGAGGGTCAGGTCTAACTCTGACCGTGGCGAAAACAACTGTCTATTATTCTAACTCGTTTAGATATATTGACAGAGTCCAATCAGAAGACAGAAACCATCGTGGTGGTATGGATGATGAATCTGTGAACTATATCGATATTCTTGGTGATTGTGCAATTGATAAGCACATCGTCAACAATCTCAGAACGAAGAGAAACGTTTCAAATGAGATTCTTGAAGACGATCAAGGAGATTGGATATAATGACAGTCTTTGTCATTCAGCAACAGATGAAATATGATCAAGCGACCAAAGAGCTTGTTCCACGATTTTCATCTATAGATAAGGCTGAGAGTTGGGGGAAGATGGTCTATCTTCTCTCACCTTCTGCGCATCCATTTGATCCTCCTTTGGTATTAGGTGACATGCATGAGAAGCTGAAAGACTTCTCCGATGATGATCATCTTCTTCTTATAGGAAATCCTGCTCTCATTGGTATGGCGACAGCTATCGCTGCTCACTATAATAATGGTTCAGTGAAGCTATTACAGTGGAGCGGCAGAAATGATAGATACATAGAAGTTGTGACGAAGATATATTAGATTTGTCTTTGAACACAACATATGGTATTTATTGTGTCTAGCAGGAGCAAATGATGTCAGATCCATATGCACAGTTCAGAGAAGAGCCAGACTCAGAATTCAAGCGTTCACTGCAAAAGATGGCAGATGAGCTAATCAAAATCGATGCTGATATTGAAAATACAAACACAGAACTTGAAAGATTGAGTAATCTCCGAAGAGACCTCGTTGAGATTAGGATCCCAAAACTGACAGAAGGTATGGACGGAACCTTCGATATTGGTGATGGAAGAGAAATCACCGTCAAAGAAGAAATTCGTGCAAGCATTGGTGGAGAAAGAAAAGCTCCAGCAATCAAATGGCTCGATGAACACGGATATTCTTCTATTGTCAAGAGAGCAGTTGTTGTTGAATTCTCTCGTGGTGACAAAGAAGGTTCTGATACTCTTGTTGAGAAAATTCAACAGATCAACTTCGAAAATCCTGTCGTCATCAAACAAGACCTTGATGTTCATCACATGACAATGCTTTCCTGGGTGAAAGAGCGTATCAAAGAAGGCGACGACATTCCTCGTGATCTCTTTGGCGTGTATCCTCAGCGTATCGCAAAGATCAAGGAAAAGAAATGATCCATCCTGTCACCTAGGATAGTGGTGAGCTTGGAAGCATTCCAATCAACGATAGCCGAAAGGAGCCATCATGGCTGGCACAGAAGTTGCGAAAAAAGAGACCGCCCAGATCCAAGCCTATGACTATGGGGATCATGCTCATGAGGGATTTGAAGGCATTGGTATCAATGACCTCTCAATTCCTTTCATCAACGTTCTCCAACCGACATCTCCTGAGATCGTCGAAAATCAAATCGAAGGTTGTCGCGCTGGTGATCTCCTGAATTCTGTGACACGTGAAATTCTTTCACAGCCGGTTGTCATTATTCCGGTGCATCGTGAAGAAGCTGTTGTGGAATGGATTCCCAGAAGCAAGGGCGGTGGTATCGCTGGACGTCACAGTCTTGAATCTGACATTTTCCTTGACGTGATCAAGGCCAATGGTGGCTCAAGAATTCCTCCGAAAGATGCAGAAAACAAGCGCATCAGTTTCAAATCTCCTGCTGGAAATGAACTGGTCGAGACTTTCTACATCTACTGTCTCATTCTTGACCAAGCTGGTGAATCGATTGAAGGCTTCTGTGTTCTGAGCTTCACTTCTACGAAGATCAAAGTCTACAAAGACTTCATCAGTGCGATGTATGGATTGAAAGGTGCTCCACCGATCTATGCAAACAGAGCAAAGATCTCGACTGCAATGGAAAAGAGAGAGAGTGGAACTTCTTACAACTACAGAGTTGCTCCACTGAAAGATTCTTGGCGCGAATCTCTGATCAATCCTGCAACACCAGAAGGTGAGATGCTGCTGAGCGAGGCTCTGAAATTCAGAGACATGATCAAAGGTGGTCTTGCGAAACCTGACTACACTGGTGAAGAGACTGAAGTTGAACAAGCACGTCGTTCAACCAGTGGTCCTGCTCCGACGAAGAACGAAGACGAAATCCCGTTCTGATTTCAACCGGGCGGGAGTAATGTCCCGCCCTAACTGTCTTCGGAGATGACATGCAATTTTCACAACAACAAGACGAGGCTTTGCTCGCTGTAAAGCATTGGTATGAATCGAGCTCAAATCAGGTCTTCCGTTTATTTGGGTTCGCTGGAACTGGAAAAACAACTCTCGCTAAACATTTAGCTGAGGGAATTGATGGTGACGTTCTGTTCGCAGCATACACAGGAAAAGCTGCTCATGTTCTTCGTAAAAAAGGATGTGATGGTGCTGCTACGATTCACTCATTGATTTATCATACCAGAGACAAAAGCACTTCTAGATTGAAGCAACTTGAAAACGATCTGCTTAATCTGTTAAAAGAATTAGCAGAATATGGACAAGGATTCATCGACAAACACCCAAAGGTTGATGAGCTCAGGAAAGCAATCAATCTAGAGACGAAGAATGTTTCTCAACCAACGTTCACCAGGAATGAAGATAGCATCGTCAAAGATAGTGCTCTAATCATAATTGATGAATGCTCTATGGTTGGACATGAGATGGGTGCTGATCTTCTCTACTTTGGAACTCCTGTCCTTGTATTGGGTGATCCTGCTCAACTTCCACCTGTAGCGAGCACTGGCTTCTTCACAGAGAACGTTGCTCCAGATTTCATGCTTGACGAAGTTCATCGTCAGGCTGCTGAGTCACCAATTCTGAGAATGGCTACAGAAGTCAGAAATGGAAATTATCTTAAGCTAGGAGACTATGGTGAAAACTGTCATGTTCTCCCAAAAGGAACAAAACTGGATGAGGAAAGGATTTTATCCTTTGATCAAATCCTAGTTGGTAAGAACGACACAAGATATTCTGCGAACACAAAAATTCGTAGAATCAAAGGTATCGATGATGCTTATCCTGTGATCGGTGACCGTTTGGTTTGTCTAAAGAACAATGCTGAGTTAGGCTTGCTAAATGGCGCAATCTTCAATGTAAGTGATGTTCGTGGAGTAATGGATGGAAAAGTTCATCTTTCCGTTCATCCAGATGACAGCATTTTCAGCATTGAGGTTGCTGCTCTTGAACAACACTTCCTAGGTAGATCAAAAGACCTAGAGAAACAATACTGGCTTAGAACAAACGCCCAAGAATTTGATTATGGATATGCGCTGACAGTTCACAAATCCCAAGGTTCTCAGTGGGATAGTGTATGTGTCTTCGATGAGTCTTTCGTTTTTAAGGAGCAGAGACATCGCTGGTTATACACTGCGATTACTCGTGCCGCTGAAAACGTGACCATCATAAGGATGTAACAATGAACCAGAGGGTTAAGAAAATGGTCGGACCGCAGAATCCACATTGTGACGCAATTGGAGCAGAGAAGTATCGTGGACAGAATGAGGATCACAGAGAAGCGATGAATCGTGTCGCTGGTTTTCTTCAAGACAATCACGAACACTATATGGCATTTCGAGATACTCTTCTTGAACAGAGATATTCACCGCCCGGTAGAGTCATAGCTGGAGCAGGTAGCCTCAAGAATGTGACACTCTACAATTGCTTCGTGATGCCGACAATTCACGACAGTTTCACAGATGGTCCGACAGAAGAAGAGAAGTTGATTGAGAAAGGTAATGGCTGGGATTTCAATTCTCAATCCATTATGGACGTAGCAAAACTCGCTGCAATCACGATGAGACAAGGTGGCGGTGTTGGATATGACATCAGCACGTTACGACCAAAAGGTGATATGATCCGAGGTGTTCAGTCACTCACAGATGGACCTCTAGCATTTGCTCCAATCTATGATGCTGTCTGCAAAGCTACATCATCAGCAGGAAATCGTCGTGGAGCACAGATGCTCGTTCTTCGAGTAGATCATCCTGATATTGAAACTTTCATTCGTGCAAAACAAGTTACTGATGAAAGCATTCCCTGGGATTTTCGTCCTCTTCGTGGTTTCAATACTTCGGTTGCAATCACAGACGATTTCATGGATTGTGTTGCTTCTGGCAAACCCTTCACACTCAAATTCGGTGATCAGAAATACAGAGAAGTTGATGCACTCGCTCTCTGGGACATGATCATGCGTGGCACTTATGATTGGGCAGAGCCTGGAGTTCTGTTCATTGATACAATCAACAGAATGAACAACCTGTGGTATTGTGAGAAGATTGCAGCAACCAATCCTTGTGGTGAGCAGCCTCTTCCTCCATATGGTGCTTGTCTTCTTGGGTCATTCAACGTTGTGAAATATCTTTATCAGCTCGGAGTTGATAAAGATGGGAAACGAGTCTATGCTTTCAATTGGGATCAACTTGAGAAAGACATTCCCCATGTAGTCCGTGGAATGGACAATGTGATTGATCGCAGCAGATATCCACTTCCAGAGCAGAAGTTGGAGGCCCAAAGAAAGAGACGTATGGGTCTCGGTGTTACTGGTTTGGCGAATGCTTTGGAAGCTCTTGGTTTCCCATATGGAACAGAAGCTTTTGTCAATTTCCAAGACAGACTGTTGGCATTTATCGCAAACAAATGCTATCAAGCTTCTGCAATGCTTTCTAAAGAAAAAGGAAGCTTTCCGCTCTATAGTGCAGAGCACTATCTGAAAGGACAGTTCATCAAGACTCTCTGGCCAGAAACTCAAGAAATGATCAAGAAGTATGGAATCAGAAATAGTCATCTGACTTCTATTGCTCCGACAGGAACAATTTCTCTGTATGCAGACAATGTTTCGTCTGGTATTGAGCCAGTCATTGCTTATGAACAAGAACGTTCAGTGATAATGAAAGAAGGCAAGATCAAGGTCATTATTCCTGACTATGGTGTCACTTATCTGGATGTTCGTGGAAGAACTGTTCAGAACGGTGGAATCACTGCTGAAGAACATATCAATGTTCTATGCACTGCTCAAAAGAACGTTGATAGTGCTGTCAGTAAGACTTGCAATGTTCCGACTGACTTTCCTTTTGATAGCTTCAAGAATATGTATCTGTTGGCTCATGATAAAGGAGCCAAGGGTTGCACGACTTATCGACCGAATGGAAACTATGATGAACCAATCAAAGCAATTGAAGAAGTCAAAGCTGAAGTCAAAGCCATACAAGAACTGACTATGCTGCAAGAGGAAGATGGGTTCTCCGGCGCTTGCTCTCTTGATGAGTTTGGTCGTAAGACTGGTGCCTGTGCAGATTAATGTCACGAATTGATAAAAAGTGCTTGCCATCTTTGTTCAGACGGGTTAAAGTCTGAATATTGGTGGCAAGAACGCCATATCAACAGTAGAAACGGAGAAACACCATGAAGATCAAGTTCCTTGAACAGGAATATGACGAAGCAGATCTCAAGGCGCTCGGGATTGATCAGCTTCTCGAACTTCGCAATCTTGTGGCATCAAATCTTGGTGCAAGCGCAATTCGCTCTTTCCCGAACCATGACACGGCTGTTGCTCAGACCCTCAAGGCACTGACCAAGTATGCCGAAGAAAGCGCGAAAGACCCGGCTCCTCAAGCTGAAGTCAAGAAAACCAAAGAGCCGAAAGAGCCGAAAGTTCGTGGTCTGGCAAAGCCTGCTGAATCTCAGTTCGTGAAACGCCCGACTCGCAAGATGTTTGCCAAAGTTGAGATCATTGCTCAGCACACTGGCAAAGAAGATCGTGCTCATCGCTGGCCGAATTACAAAGATGGCATGTTAATCATCGATGCAATCGAGGGCGAAGGCACGCTGGCTTGGGACATCTACAATTGGGAAGAAAAAGGTCTGATGAAAGTCCATCAGCCGACCGACGAGGAATACAAAGAACGTCGTGCTGCCTACTTCACCAAGAAAGGCGTTCCTGACCCTGATCTGGCGAAAATCACCAAAGCTGAAGAAGCTGCTGCGAAGAAAGCTGCCAACAAGGAAGCTGCTGAAAAGCGCAAGGCTGAGGCTGCTGAAAAGAAAGCTGCTGCTGAGAAAGCAAAAGCTGATGCTGCTGCTGCGAAGAAAGCAGAAGCCGATGCCGCTGTTGCGAAACCTGCTGATGAAGCCACGGCTTCGTAATGTTTCTTTCCAGAGCAAGCGCGTTCTTTAACTATATCATTGAGCGCGAGAATATCCGCCTTCGGAAGGAGGCGGATACTTCCATTGGGTTTGACGAGAATAAGTGGACTTTTGATCCTATTCTCTCAATGTATAAATTCACCAATGTTAGGCGTCATCATGACAAGACGTCTTCAAAACTTCGTGAATCTTTTTACAGCAAGATTCAATCTGATGATAAGAAAACAATTCTCATGAATTGTGCAACCTTCAGATATTTTGGAACATGGGAATTCGCAGAAGCTGTTGGTTGGCAGACTTTTGATGCTTATGATTTTGAACTTGTGAAATCTGTAGCTAAAGAAAGATTTGCTGAAAATCTACGTGTGTTCACTGGAGCATACGTGATTACCAACCAAGGAATCTCAGAGCCCAAAGAAGAGGTTGTAGTAGACTACTTCCTTAGAGCTCTGCATGAAAAAGCTGGTCGTCTGGTTGATATTGCTTCAAAAACTCAATCCTGGAGACTGACAGCTGAAGAGATGATGAAGATCAATGGATTCGGTGGAACTGGATTCATGACCAAGGAGATTCTTCTTGACACGACTTATTGTCCCTTTTGGGCAGTTACTGATGAAACTCCTGATGGAAGATTTACATTCCCAAAAGACTGGTGGGACTGGACGCCTATCGGACCGGGAGCTCTACGAGGTGCTGCACGAATTCTTGATGAACTAGCTGATATCTCCAAGAAGATGTCAAACAGTAAAGCGATGTCAATTCTTATGACATTGTTTGAAGAACAAAGCAACTATCTTCCTGATGGATTTCCTTATCTCTCACCAACTGATATTCAATTCAGTTTGTGTGAGTTTGATAAGTATGAGCGTGTTCGTTTAGGACAAGGAAAACCTCGTTCTAGATATTTCCCAAAATGAGTTGGTGGTTCTATTTCTGCCTGTATTTTCTTATCGTAGACATGATTCTTGTCTATGCTTATGAATTTGTCATTAAGAATGATCCAGAAAAAGCAAAACAATATGATAGAAAAACAATCATTATAGGAATGTTTACATTTCCAATTGCTCTTCCATTTGTTACTATCTATAGGCTTTTTGTAAAGAAAAAGAAATAACAAAATTGTCTTTTGCCCCTAGCTGGTTTATGCTAAATCATAACGGGGGAAGACATCATGAAAATTTGTATCGCTCTCCATTCCTGCATGGATCTTGGAGGAATCATCAATCATACTGAACAATTGATTGGTGGTTTGAAAGACTTAGGACACACTGTTCATTTCTACGAAATGTGCTACTCTGAAAGAGTTCATGCTCTCGATAAGCAGAATGCAAACGAAATTGGCCCAAGTGGAATAAGATTTGGACAAGGATGCGGATGGAGTTTTCCTCTTCAAAACCGTCTTCCTTATAAAACATCTCTTGGTCTAAGAACGACAATTGAAGTTTTGAATTCTTATGATCTTGTTATTTGGACTGTTCCAGTTCCTCCTAAAAACAAACTCCATTTAGGAAATAACAAGTGGCCTCTTCTTTATAATTTGAAGCCACACGTCAAGCAACTCGCATTCATACATGATGGAAATTCTCGTGATGGTGCGCCTCATCTTTTACATATTGAAGAGAAGCTTTCTGCAATAGCATGTGTCCATTCTTGTGCTTTGAATGGATCAGATCATTTAACTCCACCAAGAGCTTTGATCCTCAATCCACAAGAGATATATTTTCCAACAACTGACTGGGACCAAAAACTTCCAGGGTTTGTGAATATGCAAACTTTCAAAGCATGGAAACATGCTCACGAGTTGATTGAATCAATCGCATATATGAAAGACTATGATGGAAATTCTCTTCGTGAAGTAGCTGGTAAGGGAATTGAATATCAGTATATGACTTCAGAAGACAAATGCAAGCCTCAGTATTATCATGGAGTGAATGACCATTGGTTCTCAGGCATGACGTTCTGGGAAGCTGCTCTTGCAAATGGAATGACACATCATGAATATTGGTCTACCAGTGAAGTTCACTCGTGGCTCGAAAAAGCTCGTGTTCTGGTAGATCCATCTTGGTCTAAGAAATATTCTAAGATTGGTGGACATTGGAATCGCGTTGTTGTTGATGCGATGATCCATGGTGCAATTCCTGTTGCTCAGCAAAGAGGAATGGGAAGTGATTTCTTTAAACCTGGAGTTCATTACATCGATCTAGGTGAAGCAACTGATCCATACACTTATGGAAAGATAATTGATGATGCTGGCAATATGTCAATTCAACAAGCAAGACCATATCTTGAAGAAAATGCTCTGATCATCAAAAACTTTGAAAGAGCGACTGTTGCGAAAAGGTTGCTTGATCTGGTTAATGGAGAACTTGATGACGTGGAATATGGATTCCCTGATCATCAAGTTATGGACAACTGCGATTCACTTCTCTTCAACCATTATGGGATAGTAAAATGATCATCATAGAAGCTAACAACGTCAATGATGCTCTTATCATTGGGCTTAGAAAGCTTGAATCTGATGGAGTTCTGAGAGATTCAAGAAATGGACCAGTTAGGGTTTTCCCTGATCCAGTAACAACGAAATATAAAGATCCTACAGAAAGAGTGATCTTCTTTCCTGAAAGAGATGCAAATCCTTTTTTCCATCTTATGGAATCTTTGTGGATGATCTCTGGAAGAAATGATGTTGAATGGATTTCTCGTTTTTCTTCTAATATCGCGAATTATAGTGATAATGGAGTTACATTCCATGGTGCATATGGATATCGTTGGAGAAATGCTTTTCCAGCATATGATGAAGGCGGATCTTTTGTAATTGATCAACTCGCAACTATTGCAAAACTTCTAAAACAAAATCCTGATGATAGAAGAACTGTTCTTCAAATGTGGGATGCTTCTTGTGATCTTGGTAGAGATGGCAAAGACTTCCCTTGCAATCTCATTGCTACTTTCAGGATAAATCCATATGGATATCTTGACATGACTGTGTTCAACAGAAGCAATGACATGATCTGGGGAGCGTATGGAGCGAATGCTGTTCATTTCTCTTTCTTGCAAGAAGTGATGGCATCTTGGATCGGAGTTCAAGTAGGCTCCTATTATCAGATCAGCACGAATTTCCATGCTTACCTCAATACTTTGGAGAAAGTCCAAGAACTCTCCATGCATTCTACTGGTATGGATCCGTATGCGACAGGTGCAGTAGAACCCTTCCCAATCGTCAATGGCCCAATAGAAGAGTGGTTTACTGATCTCTCGATGTTCATGTCTGAGGGTCCTGTCATTGGGTTTAAAGATCCGTTCTTCAAGAAAGTTGCATCTCCAGTCTACAGTTCTTGGATGGCATGGAAAGATAAAGATGATCCGTATCATCTTGAGAAGGCAATCGTGTTTGCTGAAAAGATCGCTGCAACTGATTGGAGACTTGCTTGTGTTGAATGGCTTCAAAGGAGAATGAAATGACTTATGGTTTCAGATCTGAAAGAGATTTGAATGTTCAGAAAGTTAAATTTGCGAGAGAAGGTGGCAATGTTCTGAGATGTCATGCTCAAAGAGGGATTAGAGAATATCCTGTCTCTGGGCACACTTTCAATATGCTCTGTCTCTTGAGAATTCTATATCCTGATGCTCCGAAAGAACTCATCTGGGCTGTTCTCCAGCATGACGTTCCTGAAAGGATTGTTGGTGATATTCCTCATCCAGCAAAGCATATCGGTTTCATTGATGCAACATATCTCAAAGAAACTGAGAGTGAACTGCAAGTTCTTGTATTCGGAGAAGATCCTGAATCAGATCTAAGTGAAGAAGATCTTTTGTGGTTTCGTGGTCTTGACATGATTGAGTTCTATCTCTACTGCAGAGATGAACAAATGCTTGGAAATCTATCCATGGAAACAAAATTGCTCGCTGTCTCTAAACACATAAGAGATAGAAAACATCACTATCATCCAAAGATAGTTGACTTCTTCTTTCAAGTTGAAAGCGATGGCTGGGAAACTCTTTCTGATAAAGGTGAATAATGGAATACGTGAAGCAAGAAGGCGGAGATCACTATCAGTCTGTATATCAGCATTGGGATTGGGTAACTGATCTCGGTATGGGATATCTTGCAGGGTGTGCGACGAAGTATGTTTCTCGTTGGTGGAAAAAGAATGGGATTGAAGATCTAAAGAAAGCGATGACCTACATCGATAAGATCATTGCAACTAGTCACATAACTATCCCAAATGAATGCAGATCAAGAAACAATTTTGACTTTCAATTGACTTTGAATTTCGTAAATTCAAATGGCTTGGGAACTGCTGAAAGAAGACTAGAACGAGAGTTCATGTATTCTATGTGCAGATTTGTTTCTCTCAATGAAGTCTATGAAGCGAAGGCAGTTTTGAATACACTCATCATGACTGTAAGCGGGGCACTGGATGGGGTAAACCCCTTGCCCGGTGCCACCCTACCGGCTACAGGCAAACAGGGCAGCGCAGGGGCAGCGCCTAGCGGGGCGCAAGGCACCATAGGGCAGGGGCAACCAACCAACACGTCCAAAACAGTCGCTGAAATACCATTCGGTCCTTGTCCATGTGGCTGTGGTCTTCCAAGAAGGAAAATGATGGAATTTGCTACTGATGAATGCAAGATGAGCTCAGATCATCCATCGCCATTTGGATATCAGAATGATTAGAAAGAAGGGAAATCCTAATCTAGGTGGCTCTCTGCAAATGAGTTTCTTTACTCCAGAATCTACCTGGAGGCCACCATCACTTTCTGATCTTCCTTCCTGGAAAGATGCTAAAAGAATAGCGATTGATTGTGAAACCAAAGATCCTTCTCTTGGTAATAAAATGGGATCAGGTTCGCTCAGAGACGGGAAAACTGTTGGCTGGTCTTTTTCAATAGAAGGAGGTCCGGCATTCTATCTGCCCTATGGGCATGAAGGTGGTGATAATCTTGATGAAGTTCAAGTCAAGAGATATCTTAGTGAACAGATTAAACATTTTGAAGGCGAATATGTTGGAGCCAATTTGGCTTATGACATGGATTATGGCTACTCTGATAATTTTGAATGGAATAAAAACGCTAAATTCAGAGATATCCAAATTGCTGATCCATTAATATATGAACTTCATATGAACTATTCTCTAAAAGCAATTGGTGAGAGATATGGTATAGAAGCGAAACATGAAATTCTTCTAATAGAAGCTGCAAAGTCTTTCGGTCTTGATTTTAAGAAAGGATTGTGGAGATTACCAGCTAGATTTGTTGGACAATATGCAGAGCAAGACTCTGTCTCTCCGTTAGAAATATTGAAAAAGCAAGAAGAGAAAATTGATAAAGAAGGTCTTAGAGAAATATGGGACCTAGAGACACGAACCCTTCCTGCGCTTGTTCGTATGAGAAGACGTGGTGTTCTTATCAATTTTGATAAACTTCAACAAATTGAAAATTGGGCTGAAACAGAAGAGATGAAAGCTCTTGATTTTATCAAGAGAACTACTGGAGTTAAGATCGGCTTCGGTGAAGTTTGGAAACCTGATGCTCTTGCTCCAGCACTTGAAGCAATAGGAGTTCGTCTTAAAAAGACTAGCACTGGAGCTCCACAGATTGATCGCTTCCTTTTGGGTGGAAATGATGATCCTGTTTGTGAAGCAATTCTCAGAGCTCGTAAAGTCAATAAACTTAGAACTACATTCGCCCAAAGTATAAGAAAGCATTCGGTCAACGGAAGGCTACATTGCACGTTCCGTCAAATAGCACAAGAGGACGAGGAAGGTGATCAGAAGGGCGTTAGATACGGACGACTATCTGCAACAGATCCTAATATGCAGCAGCAGCCCTCTCCAGATAGAGACCCTGAGATTGCTGGTGAATGGAGAAAGATCTTTATCCCGGAACATGGACAAATCTGGGGATGCAACGACTATTCCCAACAAGAGCCAAGATGGACAACTCACTTCGCGGCCGTCATGGATCTACCTCGTGCTAGAGAAGCTGCAAGGCGTTATCAAGAAAATCCTGATACTGATAACCATGAGATGATGGTTCGTCTCATCAGAGGTGATAAATGGACTGATTGGGCGATGAAAGAATCTCCCAAAGAATTCAAAGTTGAAAGAGGTTACGATAAGAACATTTTCCTTGGTCTTTGCTATGGTGAAGGTGGACCCAAACTGTGTAGAGATATCAAGCAACCGACTAGATGGATGTATACTGTCGGTTACGGTGATTTGAAACACACAGAATATTTTGAAGATCAAGCTTCTGCTATGGCTTATCGTATGGAAATGCAGAAAGGTTACATCAGAGAAGTTGCTGGTGAGCATGGTCAGGAAATTCTTGATAAGTTTGATAGAGAAGTTCCGTATGTTCGTAAGCTATCAAAAGCTGCATCTGATAGAGCAAATAGCGTTGGATATGTCAGAACAATCTTTAATAGACGTTTGAATTTTGAACGTCGTGAAGATGGAACTTATGACTATACTCACAAAGCTCTCAACCGTGTTATACAAGGCAGCAGCGCAGACCAGACTAAATTGGCCTTGTGTGAGCTTGATGATGCAGGTTACTTCATTCAACTTCAGGTTCATGATGAAATGGATGGCTCTTTTAGTTCTGTTGAAGAAGCTAAAGAAGTTGGTCGTATAATGAAAGACTGTGCAGTCGAGAAGTTCTCTGGAACCATCTGGGTTCCGTTTAAGGTTGATACAGAAGTTGGTCCTTCATGGGGAGAGATAAGCAAGGTATGACATATATCCTGAACAGCCATCTCGTCGTTGTTTGCAATAGCTGCGATGAAGAATGCAATGGTCATGCACTGGCTGATGTGAGATGGTCAAGAGTAGAAGATCTTTCTTCTGCAAAACCAGTTCCAGTTTGCCAAATCTGCTGGGAAGAATCTGATTATACTCCATGTGATTGGAATGAACTCGATGAAGTCACTCTGCAGCAAATTCTGATACCATCATGAGAATAGAAATTACCAAAGAGATTGATGATCTCAATAAAGTTAGATGGGAATTCTGGTTAAGAGATGGTGAATATCTCTATCTAGATGCAATGTATGTAATGTCTAGAGATAGCAAAAGACATAAATTCATGATTGATGAAACTCGTTCTTATCATAGATTAGAACAAAGAAGATTTAGCATTGTAAAAGAAGAACCAGAAGTTCCATTCGAAATTCAACTTGAAGCTTTGTCAATCACAAGAAGAAACATCAAGTTCAAGAAGTGGGAGAAACTATGAAATATGGTGTTGAGACTATCGTTGGATTTGAAGAACGAGAAATTTACAAATTCCAACCTAAGAATTTCCAGAAGCCTGTGTGGTGCAGGAAAGATACATATGATGAATATGTATCTAAAGAGATTGTCCGTTCATATGGAACTCTTGATGTCAAAGACAGAGTTGTTCTTGATATTGGAGCGAACATTGGATGCTTCTCTCGTTGGGCTCTAGATCAGGGATGCAAATCCATTGTATCTATCGAACCTGAACCAAACAATTTCAATATGCTGATCTTGAATACCCAAGAAGATACAGGTGTCACTCTTATTAATGCAGCATTGACTCCGAAGCCAGCGGGCAGAATTCCTCTGTTCATAAGTCCGACCGGAAGAAATCCTGGGAACTCGTCTACATATAGTAGAAGAGGAAGAATCAGCTTCGAAGTTGATACAATTTCAGTTCTTGATTTGTTCAGTGGAGATCATGATATCACAGTTGCAAAGATTGACTGTGAAGGTGCAGAATACAATCTCATTCCAGAACTCCACAAAACTGGATTGAAAGAATTTGCTCTTGAATACCATATCAATGGTTTCGGAGTTGAATATGTTGAGAAAGCTCATCACTTCCTGATTGAATCTGGTTGGGAATGCACTCGTGAACCTAAAATGCAAGAAAATCTGTGGCAAACACTCGCATCATATAGGAGATAGAAATGCCGTTGTCTGAACTTCAAGCTGAGATCACGAATTGGGGTCAAGAGACCTTCGAAGAACCTCATCCTCTTGCATTGGGAATTCGTGGAAACAAAGAGTATTCAGAGCTTCTCTCTGATCTTTATAACAATTTCAACAATTATGATCCGAAAAAAGTTGGAGAAGAATGTGCTGATGTCATGTTCTTTCTTCTTCAAATATGTGGTCTTCTTGAAGTTGATCTTGAACAAGCTGTAAGAGACAAATTTGAAGTCAACAAGAAACGTTCATGGGAAATTGCCAAAGATGGATCGTTTCAACATAAAGAAGAATGGCCTCAAGTGAATCTCGGACATTTTGAAGGTGAATCATGAGAAGCACACTCGTTGATATCATCGCCATACTTGTTCATGAAACAGACAAAGCTCGTCTTTTCAAATTTGATGAAGACAAAGAGAATGTCTGGATACCTAAATCCCAACACGAGTGGGATGAAGACACCAAGATGGTCACTATGGAACAATCTCTCGCTGAAGAAAAAGGAATTGTGTGATGATCGCAAGTGGACAAACAATCAAAGAACTGAACATCTTCACACCTTTCAATGAAAGAACAAGACACAATGGTTTGACCTATGGAGTTGGACCTGCTGGTTATGATGTGACAGTTGAATTTGATGAAGATGGATCAACAGACCATATCATCATGATGCCTGGAGCATTTGCTCTAGCTTCAACGATTGAACATTTCACGATGCCAAAAAATCTCCTCGGAGTTGTCCATGATAAGTCTACTTGGGCAAGGAAAGGACTGACTGTTCAGAATACAGTCATAGAACCTGGATGGTGTGGATACCTGACTCTCGAATTGGTGAATCACAATCAAAATCAAATGTTGAAATTGAGACGTGGCGATCCAATAGCTCAGATCATTTTCCATTTTCTTGATAAGCCAGCTTCTGTTGCTTATGATGGGAAATATCAAAATCAAAAGAGAGGTCCTGTTCAAGCAATATTTGAGCCTGGAAGTTACCTTCCATAACTTGTCTTTTGCCTTGGATACTGGTATGGTGGCCTAATGTCAGAAGCAGATATGAAATCTCTTCTAGTGAAAAAGCTAGAAGCTATCAATGCTGTTAGAATAGAATCAACAGGCACTGGTATTGGTATTCCTGATGTCAACCATACTTATGGTTGGATTGAGTGTAAGTGGATGAAGCTGTGGCCAAGAAACATAAAAGATCCAATAAAGTTCCATCATCCGTTGACAAAAGAACAGCAAATCTGGTTGTGGAGGAGAGAGAGGGCAAAAGGGGCGGCTCTAGTCTGTGGGAAAATCAGCAACTATTGGTTCTTTTGGTCGGGTCAGAAGATAAGAGACATGAAACTCTGGGACAACATGAACAAGACCCAAATGGAGCTGGAAGCAGAGATAGTGTTCAAAGGCAAGATGGAATCACAGCCTCTGATAAACTTCCTTCGCTCCTACCAGCAGAACTTAGCTTCGGCGAATATCTAACAATCCTACGTCGTAGAAATAATCTATCTCAAAGAACGGCTGCAAGACTCATCGGAATTCCGAGGAACGAATTTGCATCTGTTGAGCGAGAAGAGATTATTCTCAAAAACACTTCATCGTTGTTTCTTCCTTCATTGGGTGAACTGGAGGCCCATGAGAAATGCCTGATCTTCCGTAAAAGAAGTGGATGGACAATCTTAGAATGTGCCAATCAAATCGGTATATCAAGATACTGGTATAACATGATGGAACTTGGCAAAGCTCCTATGGACAGGCTTATAGAATATTGGGTGCAGAATGAAGGGTGACAGCAGTAAGTCCATTGCTTTTCTAAAGAAGCTTAAGCCGGAAGGACCATGGACTCTTGGTGCAATAGCTGTTGATAAGAAAAGTGTCTCTTTCAAAACATTTCTCAATGAGAGCGATGCATACAAGTTCGTTGAGAAAGAGAATGGTGTCAGGAACGTATATTTCCTGATAAATCCGACAACTCATCCTCTTGAAACAAAACCTGCAAAGACAGATATCTCACATGCAGAATTCTTGCATGTTGATATTGATAGTGGTGCATTAACTGAAGAAGATCTTAAACAAGATCTTAATTCAATCCTTGAAAATCTGACAACGAAGCTTCCAAAGGGAATACCTGCTCCATCTGCAATTATCGCATCTGGAAATGGCTTCTGGGGTCTATGGAGGTTAAAGGACAAATTCAAAGTTGAAGGAACTGAGAAGCTCTGGGAGGAACTAGAGCTCTATAATAAGAGACTTGAACAAGTCTTCGGAGGAGACCATTGCTTCAACATTGATAGGATTTGCCGTCTTCCTGGAACAATCAATATTCCAGATGCAAAGAAGCGTAAGAAGGGTCGCGTTGAGGTAGAAGCAAAACTACTTCAATTCACACCTGATGCTTACGATATATCAGAATTCAAGAAAGCTGTTGGGGTCCAAACTTCTTCATCTATGATGGATGGAGAGATTGATGGAACACTCGAAATTCCTGGGAATATCCAGAAGATTGAGGATCTGTCAGAACTAGATCAGTGGAATGTCTCTGATAGAGTTAAAGTCATCATTGCCCAAGGGATGCATCCTGATCAGCCGAAGGATAAGGACAACTCTCGTTCCTCTTGGGTTTTTGATTGTGTCTGCTCATTGATACGTCATGGTGTTCCAGATGGAGTTATCTATAGTCTTCTAACTGATCCAGGTTGGTTGATCTCTTCAAGTGTTCTTGAACTAAAGTCTGGTGCTGATAAGTATGCCAGACGGCAGATATTGCGAGCAAAACAATATTCTGAAAGTCCAGAACTTTTGATAATGAATGATCGTCATGCAGTGATTGGAAACGTTGGTGGAAAATGTGTTGTGATTGAGGAAGTCGATGATAACCTCAAACTCCACAATGGGCAAACCTATAATCGATCTAAACTAACGATGTCTAGCTTTGACAGCATCAAACAAAGATATCTCAATAAGAAAGTTAAGATCGGATCGACCAAGGAAGGTAACGATGTCTACACCACATTGGGAAAATTCTGGCTTGAACACCCAATGAGAAGACAATACAACACCATGAGATTTATGCCTTTGATTGAGAAAGAAGGCGTCTATAATCTCTGGAGAGGATTTGCATTTGATTCTATACCTGGAGAGTGCTCTCTGTATCTTGATCATATTCGTGAGAACATCTGTAATGGAAATGAAATCTATTACGAATATCTCATACATTGGATGGCTAGAGGTGTTCAAGAACCTGCTGGTGCTGGAGAAGTTGCAGTTGTTCTTAGAGGTGATAAAGGTGCTGGCAAAGGATGGTTCGCCAGAACATACGGGAAACTCTTTGGCAGACACTTTATCCATATCGCGAACGCAAAGCATCTTGTCGGTAACTTCAACGCTCACTTGCAAGATTGTTCTGTTCTATATGCAGATGAAGCATTTTTCGCTGGTGATAAGTCACACGAAAGTGTGCTGAAAATGCTTATCACAGAAGATACTCTGCCTGTTGAAAAGAAAGGCTATGATGTAGAATCAGCACCAAACTTTGTTCATCTCATAATGGCAGCAAACGATCCTCACGTTATTCGTGCAACTGGAGATGAGAGAAGATATTTCGTTCTTGAAGTTGGTGGCAAAAAGAAACAAAATGCTGACTACTTCAGAGCGATTAACATGCAGATGGAGAATGGTGGATTTGAAGCCCTGCTCTATTATCTGCAATCAATAGATCTGACTGGCTTTGAAGTCAGAAACGTCCCACAGACAGAAGCTTTGCAAGAGCAGAAACTTCTATCCATGAGTTACGACGAAGAATGGTGGTATCGTAAACTCCAGGATGGAATTATCTTGAATGAGCAATCAGAGTGGGAAAGTGAAATTCAATGTGAGAAGTTAATCCTTGACTATGTTGAATACATGGACAAATGGAAGCAGAACAGACGTGGTAACGAAACTACTCTTGGAAGATTCCTTTCTAGAGTAATTCCTCATGTCACAAAAGTTTCTAAGCGAATTAAAGTTGAAGTGTATGATGATACTAGAAGAACGCATTTTGAAACCAGAAGAGCGAACTTCTACAACTTTGGAAGTCTCGATAAGTGTCGTGCTTCTTGGGAAAAAGCCCATGGGAAACAGAATTGGGAAAATCCTACGCAGATACCGATTATACAAGATAACGAGCCACCTTTCTAACGACTGTTTTGGACGTGTTGGTGCAAGCCCCATGTATATAGGCACGCTGGCAATGTCCAGGCGTGTCGTTAGAATAGCCAGAACTAAAGGCTATAGTCACCAAACACGTCACAAGCTAAAGTAATGCTAGTTTAGGAGCAGGTAATGTCACAAAAATGCGAAGTTTGTGGTTCTGAAACGAATATTGTTGGCGTATTTGGATCCATGCTTGGCCCGATGTCTTTTTGTTTCTGCCAGACTTGTGTGGCAGAGGATGCTGAGCCTCTCTGGGCTTTTGAGCATGTCTATGAAAATTGTGGTGTTGATGTTGCCTTGCATGTAACACAATGCAAGACTTTTATTGATGGGAAATACATCACCTGGGAAGAGTTCATCGAGAACAAGAAAACTGGAACTCCAGCATGAGAGTTATGCTCGCCAGCAAATGGGAAGAGCGTAACGAGACTATGTTCCCCATGTGGGTCCAGCCGAAATACGATGGAATTCGTGTTGGTGTTGAAAGCAATGGATACGGATACACTCGCAGTTTGAAACCTGTTCGCAACGAAGTTCTTCAATCTATGATCAGACGAAACGCAGATGTTTTGATTGGTCTGGATGGGGAGATGATTGTTGGAGAACCAACTGCTCCAGATTGTTATGTCAGAACATCGTCTGCTGTGATGAGCTTCACGAATGATGATATTGAGAATGTGAAATACTATGTTTTCGATATCTGGAGTTCTGAGGAAGTCTATGACACCAGACTTGACATTCTGTATCAGAAGGTTGATTCTCTTCCTTCTTGGGTAGAAGTTGCTCCGGCATCAATGATTTACGATATGCAGATGCTTCGTGAGTATGAAGAGAAAAAGCTTGCAGAAGGTCATGAAGGATTGATACTTCGCAACAGATATTCAGTGTATAAACATGGACGAGGGACGCCCAAAGAAGGACAGCTGATCAAACTCAAGCGTTTCGAAGATGCAGAAGGTGAGATCATTGCTGTCCATGAGTTCATGCACAACTCCAACGAAGCGAAGACAAATGAACTCGGACACACTGAAAGAAGTGGCCATAAAGAGAATCTTATTCCGATGAATAAGCTTGGTGCTATTGAAGTGAAAATTCATGGATGGCAGAGCGAGTCGGTCCGAATTGGAACTGGATTCACTGACGCTCAAAGAGTTGAACTGTGGCATCAGAATCTAATCGGCAAAACTGCCAAATATAAGTTCTTTGCAGTTGGAACGAAAGATGCACCGAGGTTCCCAGTCTACCTTGGAATGCGAGACAAAGAAGACATGAGTCCTCCAGATGATAGACAAGGGAGTTTGTTCTGATGCTGATCACTAAAGTTACGACCAAAACAAATAGTGATGATGTTGAAAGTGAGATCTATCTCTTTGATGGACATCTTGATAATGATGAGATCAAGGAGCTCGTTGGTGATTCATACACTGTCGAGTATCTCGTCGGAGTGCCTTCGGCTTCTGGTGCTGGTGAGATAGCAAAGGAACGTCTTCGTCAAATGAACGAAGAGTATTTCGATGCTCATCATGATGATCTGCATATCAATGGTGAGTTGGCAAAGGCCGCGCTTCATTATCTTCGAGCTGGACTTGAAGGTCAGGGATATACCCTCAACAATACTGAACCGCCGCCTCCAGGCTGGCCGTGGGAAACCTTCTGGTTCAAACCTTCGCCGTTGCCACAGAGAAACTTTGAGAAGGCAGGTGCTCTTCTCGCAGCTGAAATGGATCGTCAATCAAGGATGAAGAAATTAGCAACAGAATCTGCAGTGGAAAAGGACGACTTCTCGTTTTTCAACGATTGATGAAAAAGCGAAAGCAGAATCAATCGATTCCTGATGGTGTGCTTTATCATCGTCAGAATAGGGTTTGGGCAAGAGACATCAAACACCCAGACAAGAAATACTCATGACCACTTCTTTCAGCGCCCGGTCACGGACGCTGCGAGATGCAGTCATGCATCACAACAAAGGATGTAGATATGTTCGGAAAACTGAAAGAGAAACTCACTGGTGGAGCTCAACGTCTTGCCGGTCGCACTGATCTGTTGGAAGGTATCGCTGCTGCCTGTGCGATGGTTTCAGCAGCGGACGGTGATGTCGAAGATGCAGAAGTGGAGTCGATGCTCGCTGCTCTTCTGGTCCATGAAACGCTTTCCAAGGCATTCTCGACTTCCCAGATTGAAACGACTGTCAACAAGATGATCCAACGCGCCAAGGGTGGTCTTGCTGGAAAGATCGGTCTGAAGCGTGAGATCGAGGAAGCCAAAGCGAAATCCAGCACCGACGACCTGGAAATGCTTTACGTCATTGCGATCGACGTTGCGAATTCTGATGGCGAGATGGAACCCCAAGAGAAGAAGGTTCTCCAGGACATCGGCAAAATCCTCGGCTTTCAGCTTGAGAGCTATCTCTGATGGATTGGCTGAGGAACCACGTTCTTGCTTGGTCAACAAGTTCTGCGGCAACTCTTGTGGGACTGAGGCTTGTCACGCCGTCATTGATCGATTTCGTCTTTGACATCTTGACAGTCGGTCTTGTCTTTGTTGCTGCGAAACTTGCCAAGAAGTGAGTGTTCTGGTCGTGAGCTTTGAAAGAGGCTCCGATCTCGAGCACTCAGCTCGGCTACGAAAGGGAAGTAAGGAAATGAAGATCGTAACTATTCTCGCTGGTTTGGTTCTCTGTGTTGGACTTTCTGGCGCTGCGAATGCAACCATCAATTGCAACAAGGTCTGGTCTGGTGCGAAGAACAAAACTTGCACCAACTCTGACACCGGAGTCAAGATCACTGTTGATGCTGATCTCACTGTCACCCAAATTCAGCAGCAGTTCCAGCAGCAACAACAGAGCCAAGAGTCCACGAACGTGAACACGAACGTGAACTCGAACACTGCGAATGGTGGCGCTGGTGGCTCTGCTACTATCAAGATGGGCGATGTCTACATGGCACCGGCGATCAATGGTGGTGAGGCTCACTGGTGCTTCTCTACCTTGACTGGTGCAATCTGCGCACCTCTCAAAGTGACGCTTCTGACTGCTCGTCAGGCGTTGATCGATCACTGCTTGAACAAGCGTGGTGATGATATGGCCTACACGATCTGCATCGCCAACATCGATGACAGTTTCCAGATCAAACGTTCGCTCAAGCAAGGCGGCGTCTACGGAAACTAATCTTAGGGGCGGCTAGTCCGCCCTGACTGCGCTCGTAGCTCAGTGGATAGAGCAACTGCCTTCTAAGCAGTTGGCCGGGGGTTCGAGTCCCTCCGAGCGCGCCATAATGGACTCGTAGCTCAGCGGTTAGAGCGGGGCACTCATAATGCTTAGGTCAGGGGTTCGAATCCCTTCGGGTCTACCAAATAAGAAAGGAAATCAAACTATGGAATTTTTCGATCTTTCTCATTTCTTCACTGTTGTTAGAGATAAGCTTGAGCCTATTCATCCAACTTACATGGGTCTTCGTTGGGACGATCTTGAAAAAGAAATAAATCAAATTTCAAAAGAGAGCACTGCTTTCAAGAAGATAAAAGATATCGTAGATGACTCACGATCAGCTTAGAGAAAGATTCTTGCAAGCAATGGGAGGACAAGTCCCAATGGAAGCAAGAGATAAGTGGACTGTCTTTCTCAAGACAAAAGCTACAGAATTTAATTTTCGTTATAAGTGGATCAAGGACAAGACCTTCTATTCTTGGGTGAATGACCATCTAGATGTTCTTGACATTATGGATGGTGAGGAGACTTTTGGAGTTTTTGTAGTTGTCATTTAGCCTGTCGTAAAGTAAGCTAAAATGGTAATATCTGGAGCCCAACCTCATGTCAGTATTTTTCGCAAACAACGGAACCATCGACCTTGATGCACTTTCAACTTTGGGAGTGAACGTCAAAGAAGATGACAATCCAATAGGTCAGTTCGGAACCGGCTTCAAATATGCGATGGCAGTTCTTTTGAGAACTGGTCACAGGATTACAATTTTCAGGAAAAACGAACCTATCATTTTTGTGAATGCAAGGACCCATGTTATTCGTGGGAAAGAATTCAATATTGTTTATTTCAATGACACGAAACTCGGATTTACCACTGATCTTGGAAAGCATTGGGAAGTCTGGATGGCTTATCGAGAGCTTTACTCCAATGCCATGGACGAGAATGGCAAAGTCATTACGTTTATGCCAGAAGATCAAGATATCATCATCAAAGTTGATGGTGAAGAGATCGAGAAAACTCATGGTGAAAGATCAACTATCTTTTTGATGGATGAGCCATGGAAAGTCACGGATGGTCTCGAAATTCACAGAAGACCTTCTCAGTATCTCTATTACAGAGGTATTAGAGTGTTTACTCTTGAAACAAAATCTATGTTTACCTACAACTTCACAAGCCCAATGGTGTTGACAGAGGACAGAACAATCGCATCACAGTATGATGCTCAATATCGTCTTGGGACAAAAATTCCAACTGTTGATGATTTTGATCTCGCAGTTGGTGTGATTAAAAGTCAAGGTTATGAGAGAAATCTAAATTTCATAGATTGTTGGGAGCCATCTGAATCTTTTCTTCATGCAATTCAATCAAATCTTGGTGAGCTTGATAATAAGATGGTTGATTACATGAAGAAGAAAACAGGAAAAGATATTTCTGCTAGTTTTGAGCTTGACGAAGTTCAACTGAAAACTCTTGAAGAAGCTAAGGTTCTCCTTGAGAAATTGAATTGCAATATTGATTTTTCGATTGTCAAATATGTTGAAGATCTTGGAGCAGCAGTTTATGCTAGAGTCTTGAAAGGAGAAATCTATATTGCAAGACAAACTATTTCCAATGGATCAGATTTTCTTGCAATAACTCTTTATGAAGAATTTCTACACACAAAGAATGGTTTGAGTGATCTCACAAGAGCGATGCAACAATTCTTGTTTGACAAGATCCTCGAATTGGTGAAAAAGATATGACTGGTGTTCTAACAGATACTGGTCACTTCGTTCGCTGCAAGAATTGTGGTGGACCAAGCTGTATTTTCTGTCATGGAGCAGGAGTTATCATGACAGAAAAAGGACGAAGCACTGTAACCTTCTTGGAGAAGAGAAATGGGATTCTACATAAATCCACCGGACATGAGCAAAGAAGCGTTTCTTCAGAAATACGGAGAACGCTTGGAAAGGGTCCCAAGTTCCCACATTGATGAGAATGCACGAACGATGGTTGTGTGTCTCGTCGACAATGGAATGTTCACTGCTGCTGGAATTTGTGATTGCAAACAAGAGCTTGAAGCATTCGCATCACCAGATCATCGAATGAAATACTGGTTCGCTGTTCCTTTGGAAAAGCTTGAACCATATCTCGGGAGATGATATGACAATTCGAGATCCATCTTCTCAAGAAAAATATCCACATATGTGGACACATGTCAAGACTGGAAAGAACTATGTCATCATCAGTTTTGGCATAATCGAGAAGACCATGCAACCCTCAGTGATCTATTCTGAATACACACACAGAGATCAGGTATGGGTTCGTCCATGTTCAGAATTCTTTGATGGGAGATTCACACCAAATGGCTGACTTCTGTAAGCAATGCTCTATCGAACTCTTTGGAGAAGACTTCGGAGATCATAAAGGCCATTGCAAAGAAGGAATGATGGTAGCTGTTATCTGTGAAGGATGTGGATTTGTTCATGTAGATCATGAAGGAAAATGTCTAACAACAGATTGTCTTCGTAAACATGGAGCTGAAAATGCAGGTGGGAAAAACGAAAAAAGCGATCAATCTGATAATCAATCGTAAGGTTACAGGTTGGCTCAGCAGCATTGAAGATGAAGCTCTTCGTGCTGAATGTCGGAAGAATGTGATTGTCACCGGAGGATGCATCGCTTCGCTTCTTTTGGGTGAAGAGATCAATGATGTTGATTTGTATTTCAGGGAATATGAAACGACAGTCAAAATTGGAAACTACTATGTTGAGAAATTCAAGAATCTGAAGAAGACCCAAGGAGGTGTCGGAGTAGACATCTTTACAGAAGAACTTAAAGATTCTCTTGACAGAAAACGTTTCAGGATCAAAGTCCAGTCTGCTGGAGTTTCATCTGTGAAACAAGAGACTGATTATCGATACTTCGAATCTGAACCAGATGAGAATGGTGAAGATTATGTGAAAGAAGCTGCCAGCGTTCTTGAAGATGATGTGAAGCCCAAATACAGTCCAGTCTTCTTGTCGTCAAACGCGATCACTCTCAGTGACAAGATTCAAATCATCATTCGTTTTCATGGAGATCCTTCTGCAATCCATGAGAATTTCGACTTTATCCACTGCACAAACTACTGGACATTCGATGATGGTTTGATCGTCAATGAGAAAGCACTTCTTTCATTGATGTCAAAGACTTTGGTTTACTTCGGGTCTTTGTATCCTGTATGCTCGTTGTTCAGAACAAAGAAGTTCATCCAAAGAGGATGGAAGATCAATGCTGGACAATACGTCAAGATGGCATTCCAGATCAGCAAACTTGATCTGACCAACTACACAATTCTTGAAGAGCAATTGACAGGAGTTGACACTGCATACTTCGCTAACTTGATTGGCAGATTGAAAGACAAAGATCAAGAGTCAATCGATGGAAGCTATTTCATAACTCTTATCAATGAGATGTTTTCATGAAAGTCAAAGTCGGAGATATGTTCAAGGCTGGTGGTGGAAAGAAAGGTCCAAGTGCTTGGTTAGTGATAGCAATTAGACCGAGCACATTCTCTCCGAAATGTATCTGTCTTGGTCTTAGCAAAGATATGGATATAAAATCAACGAACACGATAAATGCAGGATATCTTGAAACGAGACCATTCATAGACACCATAAATATTGAAGATATTAGATTTGTGAATGACAAACCGAATTTGTCATCCCAGGCTCAATAGGCTATGCTTAAGCATGGCTACCAACCTGGAGATATGAAATGAGTGTTGTGATCGAGGGAAAAGAACAAATCGATCGCTATACTGCGATTGTTCTTAAGACAGCGATCAAGATGTATGTTGAGTGTGGGATCCAAGCCAACAAACTCTACACTCCAAAGAACATGCTTCGCAAAGCTGGCGAGATCACTGGCAAGACCTACAAGCGTGGACAGCTTGCTATCGCTCACACTGATCTGTCTGAGTTGCTGAAATGATTGATCAATATCCAAATATCAAAGAAGTTGCATTAGAGATAGCTTATTGCAATTCAATGATCAATCGTTTTGAGTCTCAAGAAGAATTCCTTCGCAAAGCAAGCGAAGTTCTCGACCAAGATGGTGTGACTGAACAAGAACTGAAAGCCCTTGAAAAATGGCTCTCAGAACTTTCGCATGAAGAGAAATTGACTCTCGCTGATGGAGAACATGACGAGATGGTCAAGATCGAAGAGACATGCCCAATGGGAGGACCAGACAATGTCAGTCTGTGCTTCTTGTTTAACGACATGATTGAGGTCTGAAATGACAACTCGCTATCTCTCAGCTGAGGGAAAAACAAAAGATGACTTCGGCCTACCATTTCTCATGATGGCTGGCGAGTTCGTCTATGATGGACAGACCAAAGCTGGTCCGTGGGCTATGATGAGCCAGATCTCTTGGGAGTTCTATGGCTGTGGTCAGCTCGGACTTGGGAAAGGCCAGAAGTATGTTCGGCAAGAAAACGGGGAGTTGCATCTTTGCAAATAGATAGAATCATAGAAGTTAAGATCAGTATGGATCTTGATGATCTCGGTGATGGAGTTTTCGCAGTAAGAATTGTGAAAATGATCATAGCTGGAGAGACTAGGATATACACTCCGAAAGAGTTTGCATCCATCTTTCTAGACGGACAAGACATCATGAACAACGCAATGGAAGAGGCGGCTTCGATATGATGAATGAGTTCAAGATTGAAAAAGGAATTCCGATTCCTGAGTTCAACACCAAATCCAAATATCCTTTCAAAGATATGCAGATTGGTGATTCGTTCTTTGCTCCAGGTAAAACTGTTGAGCAGATGCAGAATGCTGCGACCACGTATCGCAAGAAGCTTGGCTACAAGTTCGTCTGCAGATCAGCCAAAGGTCCTTATTTAAATGGAGAAGAAGAAATTCCTGGCACGAGAGTTTGGAGAAGAGAATGAACCTATTCATTCTTGATGAAAATCCAAGACTAGCTGCGGCTGGTCTTGACGATAAACGTATCGGCAAAGCTCTCATGGAATGCACACAGATGATGAGCGTTGCTGTTGAGAAACATGGTGATCCTAATGATTTGCAGTATGGTCCAGAAATGCTCTGCAGACCTACTCATCAGACTAATCCTGTCACTTTATGGGTTGGAGAGACCTATGAGAATTTCATGTGGACTCTCAATTATGCTGATGCATTAAGATCAGAGTATACTTTGAGATTTGGATCTCAACACGCATCAGGATATAGATTACCATATCTCGGTGGATATAGAGATTGTCTACCGGCTGGTGGACTGTTACCATTTGTCAATCAAGCAAAGAATAGATCGCTTGGTTTGGATTTCTCTTATCTGATTGTTCCGCTTTCATACAGACAATACTTGATGAGTCGCTGGGTGACTGATAAGAGGAGGCCAGAATACACAGTAAGGGGATGGCCAGAATGGGCAGCAGGATGGAAACTGTGAGAGTTGTAGCAGGAACTCGGATAGGATTCTGGAACAACAATGCGACCAAATGGGATGGAAATGCTTTCATTCCGAAAGGATACTACAGAGGAGAAATCTGTGGTGATTTTATTCCTGGAACAGTCTTGGAGCAACATCTTGAAGAAGGGGTAGTTCGCTTCCGAGTTGGTGTGTTGTTTAGACCTGATCTTAACAAGAATCAAAGACTTGAGACTATCTTGATCTTTGAAACTTATGTTCCAGAGATGTGGAGATATAACGACTGGGACGATGGTCTCATTGCAGTTGAAAACTGATAGTTGCTTCAACTATCTCTTTGGGCTAAACTAAGGTAAGGCTACCAAAGGAGACATGGATGAGAACACTAGCAGAGTTCGCTGGTCTCATGATAATGGTCATCATTATAACGTTTGTGATGATTAACATCTTCATGGGATGCGAAAGTTGGATGGAACCCAACTGTATCACACCGAGGGAACTATTCAATATCATATTCTAGTCGGGCTGACAATAAACTAACCGACTTATTGGAGGCGAATTGCATGATTCGTCTTTTGTTGAATACTGTCAGACACGAATGGATGTATGGCCCGAAGAAGAGGGTTAGAGTATCAAAACTCGATGGAACCGTGCAGAGGATCTATCGGGACAAAAGAACAAAACGCCGTAACTGGCAGACTGTGGATTGTTACACTCTCCATAGAATTCCAAATGGCACAGAACGCAAACTCCAAAAAGGAGATCGATTTTGGACAGCAATGAGCGCAACCTGAAACCTCTTAAAATCATTGTTGAGACTTGGAACGTCAAGACTGATGAGAAAGAGAAAGAGAAAATCATCGATCACAACAACAGCGAAGATCGGACTTGGCTCGGCAAGCATTGTTTCTGGGCTTTCCGTAATGGGCGCGGTATCGTTACCCGTCCTATCTTGGAGTAGACAATGTTCAAAAGATACATGGCTGCAAGACGTGAGGAAAAACGTCTTCGGAATATCGACGATGCTATCTTTGCTTTCGACAAAATGAGCCTGAACGATCAGCTTCTGTTCTGTCGTGCAAAGATGATCCATCTTGCACAGAATACGGAGTTTGATCTCCAGGCTGTCGAGATGGTCAACAACGAGATCGGACTTGTTATCCACAAGGAGAGAAGGATATGATGTCCCAAGCAAACGTCACTCAACTGCACACCTATCGTGGGATTCGTGATGCAGAGGCCGCGATGACAATCGTTCGCACTGCGATGCATAGCTTCCACTATGCCGAACTCGCCGAAAGCGTGAACGTCAGTGTCTCCTGTATCTTGGCAGTTCGCTCAGGTCGGACCAAATGGCCACGATCTCATACATTCTTCGGTCTTCTGCGAGTTCTCAATCTTGAGATGCAGATCAAACAGAGGGATGCCAAATGATGGGATGGTATGTCGCTGGATTTCTCTATCTGATCGTGGCAATCTCCATGGCATTGGATTTTGATGATCTTATGGATGATGTTGAAGAATATGATATCAGCTCATCCAAAGAAGCAAATGCACTGATCGTCGCAACAGAGATCGTTTTCTGGCCCGTGTCCGTGTTGTTCAATCTCGTTGCAAGATGGTTCTGATATGTGGCCTTTGATCTTTGTTATCTTTGAGTTAATTGGTATGATTTGTGGAATGATAATCTACCTAACCATCACATAGCTGCTAGATGCCCTTAAGGCTTGCCGGGTGCCACCCTACCCGGCAAAGTCGTTTAGGGCTCTGAGGCCCCTCTGACGCATCGGAGAAGGCAAAGAATGGCCTTAGCCTAGGTGGCAGGTGGCAAATTTGGTGGCTGACATATTGATGCTTGTTTGAAGACCAGTCGTGAGGTATGTTTAAGCATGGCTACCAACCTGGAGATATGAAAATGCCCAAGAAGAACACACTGCCTGCGGTTTCCCGCAAACTGAAACTCATGCTCTGGCCGAACAGCGAGCGTGCTTCGTTCTTTGTCGATCGCAAGATCAACGCCGAGCGTTACGTTCATTCCCGTTATGGCGAGCCGAACGTCGAAGAAGCACTCCTGATGCAGAATCTGGAGAAGATCATCGGCATCAGGCACGCGCAGATCGGCGGGGAAGAGATCTGCCTTGATCTCACACCGATGAATGAAGTCGAAGAATGGCTTCCGGAAGCGATCAATGCGATCAGCGGTTACTTCGGGCCGACCTACGTTCCGAGGCTGATCGTTTCCAACCGTCGCTACTCCGTTCAACCGAAATACGACCAGGAAACTGGAGAGCTGATCAGCGACGGCGTGAAAGCCGATCTTCAGCTCACGGTTCCCTTCGAACTCTTTGTGGAGGACTGAATGAAAGTCATCGTGTTTGTGCTCCATGTCTATGGGCCGAATGGGTTCACTCATTTGTTGACCCATCCGACCATGGAAGGATGCGAAGAAACGAGGTTGATCGTGACCAAAATCGTCGATCAACCTGAGCTGACGTTCGTGTGCGTCCCGGAGGTGCTGGAATGAGCTTTGCATTTGAAATCGCCTGTTTCCTGGTCTGTGGAGTGCAATGCTTCTTCATCATGGGTCAGAAACCAACAATTCCTCTGATGCAAGCTATGAAGAATGTCGCACTTCCGGTCTTCGAATTTGGCTTCATCTATGGTCTTGTTGCTTTGATCGTAAGAATCGTTGGAATGTTCTGATGAACCGCGAGAAGATTGAAAAGCTGATCAAGGTCTTGGAGAAGTCTGAGACCTACAATCAAGCGACCTACGTCAATGAGTGTGGGACTCCTGCGTGTATCGCTGGACATGCTGTTATGATGGAAGAAGATGATCCAAATGATTTTATTGGAGGTTTCTTTCTTGCTGCACAGCAAATTCTCGGATTGAGTCTGACCGATGCATCTCTGATGTTCCATGAGACTATTGTCTATGACTATGAGTTAAGAAAGTATGCTGACATCACCAAAGAGATGGCGATCGACATGCTGAAACGATTCCTGGAAACAGGACAAGTTGAATGGAGGCTCGTATGAGCAGCGCACTGAAACATGACTATTCACCGGTCGAGCTGTGGTTCACCGATGATAAAGATGGCGTTCGTCGGTTGATGAACACTATCAAGGACACCTCCAGATTCTTTGGGTTCAAGGCACCGAACCTTGATACTCTCGAGGGCCGAATCAAATGCGCCGAGATCCTCAGGGATGGCTGGATCAATCAAGGGAAAAAGAAGGGGAAGTGGGAAATTGTCACCAATTAAGTGTCTAATGATCGACATCGAGACTCTCGGTGTCGGTCCTCGCGCTCCGATGTTTCAGGTCGGAGTTGTCAAATTCCTTGCATTCAATACTGGATGCAATCAGTTTGAAACTCGCAAATGGAATCTCGATTTGCTGGATGTGCTTTTGAAGACAGAAACAATGCCTGATAGTGATACTATCAGGTGGTGGAAGGAACGTTACAGTAGTTCTGCAAGGACTACTGTGACCTTGGAGAAGTTCAAGAAGGGATTCTTGCACTTCTGTGGAGATCCAGAAATACAGGAAGTCTGGGCCAATTCTCCTTCGTTCGACCTGGAGATCATCAAACATCATATCGGAGCCGCGCCTTGGTCGTTCCGTCAGGAGCGTGATCTCCGCACTCTTCGTAAATTCTTTGTGAAGTGCGGAGGGCTGGATACTGATCTTCCTCATGTCCTCAACAACACGCATGATGCATTGGACGATGCGATCTATCAGCTCGCTTCGCTCGACAAGATTTACTCCTTCTTCAAGGATATGACCAATGTGCCTGTTCTGTAATTTGAAAGAAAGATATGAAATTCATATGAGGAATGTTGCAAAACAGATCCTCGTTGCTGAAAAATCGACGATCTTGGAGATGGGGATTGAGGCTGAGAGGAAAAAGATCAACGAGATTTTGGACGTCCTGTTTTCCGAGATGAAGGCAGAAATTACCAAAGTCCATTCTAATCCTATCGCTATTATGGAAGCTCTTACTTGCTCAATAAAAGGAAAACAAGATGTGCAAAGTCTGTGATTTTGACAATGATGTTCTGGATCCACTGAGAGATCAGTTCGATTTCAGGATGACTCAGTATGAGCGAGAGATTTCTTTTGGAAGGAAAGATCTCGCTGATCAGGCCCAAATGGAAGCGAAGGCTGTCCTCGACAAATTGTTCGCTGGGATTATTGAGCGGCACAAGATCAGGCTAGAAGTCATTGCTGAGAAGAAGACTGCTGAGAAGAAGTCAGGAGAGATGTTGCATTGACATCTATCTCTTGATAGATGGCTTATTTCGTCTCGTTGAGACGTGGTTTAGCCTGCAATGCTGAGAACTCAGCGATAGTCTTTTTCGGCTTCACTTTAATGAATGGCCTGAGGTCATGTTCCTCGAAATCATTGATGAGATGGTCCCAGTCGATAACTCGGTCTGGGACTTTCGTTGCGACCTCATATTCAAATCGGTCGTATTCCATTTGTGGCATCATATGGATATCGTCTAGGATATCAGCTCCTGATTTTCCTGTGAAGCCGAGCACTTGAAGATTGTCTTTGAGCCACAGACAGATCTGCCATTCCAATCCATATTGGAGATCGAGGTCTGTTAAGAATGAATATGAGGATGCTGCTTTATGATAAGCACGATTGTTGATTAGCTTCCGTGGTTCATATCTCACGGATTCTGTAACAACAACACCCATCTTCATTTCACTGATTTTGATAATCAGATTAGGATTGACAAATTCCGTGACATAACTGTAGAGTTCACGGATGACTACCTGTTGCGGAATATCACCAGACCGAGCGTGTCTGTATAAGCGGAGAGATGCAATTCTAGATTCCATCTTTGTGACATCACAAAGCCTCATTTTGTTTCTATTCTTGGGCTTTATGGAATATTGAAGTAGATCGCCAGTTGTTGGATGGAGGATAGGGCGAATGGGTTGGAAATCGTTGATCATCACATATCCTTGCTATAAGGCTTTGACATAACTGACAATACATAGACTGCCGGGTGACAATACTTAGGTTTTTCAGTTGTGGTTTAGACTATATAAGGCTAAGTGACTAAAATGACAAGGTTTTTTGGTTGGATGTGAAGCCCAATAAGAGCTCTGGCAGCACTGGCAATACTGGCACTACCTATATCCAAGTTGCGTAGGTTTAAAATTATTTATCCTAGATGGATATTTAGTATTGTCAGTATTGTCAGTATTGTCAAAGATATATAATAGAGTATATTACTTAATAAATACAATATCTTAGGACTAAAAGGATTGACATCACTTAAATAGCTCTGACATCACTTAGGACCAGTTTGGCAATACATAGAAAAATTATCAGTTGTAGGATTTTACACTGAAAACAACCTGGAGGATACTGTGATAGTGATAAGGGCTAAGAGCTCTGAAATGGTCGTCGGATTAAGTTCTTGCTATTTCCCTTGGGCTGGGATATGAAGTCTTTAAGCGAGGTCTCTTCTTCGTCTTCAATTCGCGCGGATTAGGTGAAACCATGGAAGATACTGACGAATCCATCACTCCACGACTACGGATGACTGCTCGTCCAAGATCAATGCTCCTTCGTGGATCACGGCCAGTCCTCGTAGATTACCAGGATGAGGATGGAAATTGGCGTCAGAAAGTCAAGATGGAGCGAATTAAGTTCGACGATAAAGCGAAGGGAGTTTTCCTGGATGAATATCGTCAATGGGGTCGGATTGGAGATGCAGCAGCGAAGGTCGGTGTCACCATTGGGTGTGTCAGAGATCATGTTGATAAAGATGAAGATTTTGCTGTCGCTTTCCTAATGGCTGAGGAAGAGTATAAGAACAAAGTGATTGAACATGTCCAAGATCTGATATTCAATGGGACTGAGAAGATCACCTATGCTCGAGATGGATCAATCGCCTCCACTGAGAGGATCTATCCAATTAGATTGATTGAGATGGAGATGAAGAAGATTGATGAGGGATATCGAGAGAAGCAAGAGCTCAAGGTCAATCATACTGGTGGAGTTCTGATAGCTCCGACAGAGATGGCATCCATCGATGCTTGGGAGAAGAAGTTCAAGAATGCGATAGATGTCACTCCATCTTCTGTGATGATTGAGGTAGAAGATGATAAAGATGAGGATTGACCGAGTCAGTCCATCAGATTCTCTTCATCTTTGATATCTTCTTCATCTTCCTTTCGATCCATCAGAAGATGAAGATGATGATCGACATAAATGAGTTGCAATCTTAATCTCTGCGTGTATTATGGTCTTGTAAACAGCTACTGGAGATAGCTATGAACCAGATCAGTATCGTTCCGAGATTGTTCACTGCACCTGAACTCAGCACAATCTTCGATCATGGACTCGCCCAATCCAAATGGATTGATGTCGATGTGAGATTCTTGAAATCCAAAGCTGGAGATGAACTCGTGCCGATTGGAGATAATCTCTACATGATCAAGCATCACCTGGACATTGTTCCCATGAAGGGAGCATTTACGATCTACTCGGATCTGAATGCAGCCCTGGAGATGTTCGGATAAGATGTCCAGATAAAACTGTGGAGAGCGAGAGCCCAGAGATACAGAGTGTTGTTTCTTGCCTCTCTTTGGGCTATACTATACTCATCAGAAGGCACAACTGGAGTAAATGCCATGATTCATCTCAATGCCCAAGATCCTACGACTTTTGATCGTCTTGCCGATAGCAAGAATGATCTTCGTTCGCAATGCTCATATGCGATGAGCACGTTCTTGTTCCTCGGAGGACAGGTTCAAATCTGTCGTCCGGCGATTGCGAAAGGTTCAGAGATCGGCCGTCTCCAGCGGCCAGTGATCGCCCGGTAGTCTCCCTCCCACTGGAAGACGCACCGACCCTACCGAGCGAGGAGAAGCACTGGCCGACTGATCATCGGCGAATCAGTGCTTCTCCGAATTGACCGAGTATCTTCATCTTTATCATCTTCTTCTTCGAGGTATCTCGTCTTCTATATCTTCTTCGTTATCGATGGTTGGACGATGAAGAAGAGTTTGATATTGATGATGAATGAGTGAGCGACTCTATCTGACCGAGTCTCTTCATCACTATCTTTATCTTCATCTTCATCGGTCTCTTCATCCTCATCGAGGTCCTTTGTCATGCAAAGTCCATTGCCCTGGGACGGTCTGCTCTGCCCCAAACAAACCACAACAATGCCCAAATAATGCCATAGTTTGCCTTAATGTTGCCACATTGGTCTGCCATACCATTACACATGGGGCAGCAATGGTGCTGACCCAACTACCACAAAGGACCTACCAAATGGCTACCACCAACACTGTTTCCAAGCCCGTTTCCACGCCCAAGGCTGCTGCCCCTGCTCCGGTTGCTGCTGCCCCCATGCTCGCCCCTGTTTTCCTGCCGGTCAGCTACCACCAGACCCACAATACTGGCTGGCCGGTCAAAGCCCAAACCGGCGCAAGCGTCCGCGCCTACTGCTGGCAGGTTGCGCAGGCTCTGGCCAAGGCAAACCCCAACGGGTTTACGCTGGCCCAATACGCAAGCGCCTTGGCAGGCAATGCCCAAGGCACCACCTGCAAACAGCCGAGCACAGGCTGGGGCACTGTGGCCAAGCCCAACGGCACTGCCAACGCCCATGCAAACTGGTTCAAGGGACAAGGCTGGTTGCAGGCTCCGGCCTCCGCTGCGCAGGCACTTGCCAAGGCCGCCAAGGCGCAAGCCTAGCACTACAGGGGGCAGGAAACACCTGCCCCAACTCAACAAAAGGGGTTGCACCCCTACCTAGTCCATGCTAGGTAGGGGTCACCACTTAGCACAAGGGACCTACCACATGGCACACTCCACTCGCACCCGCTCAGCTCAACGCACCAACACTCACTTTGCACGCTCGCAGCGCAAGGCGCAACGGGCCTCACTCGCCTCTGCCTGCCTGCCCCTAGGGGTCGCCCTGCTCGCCCTCCTAGTGGCCTTCTCCGCATACCAAGGGGTCAGCGTATGGGGACAGGGA